AATTACGGCAATTTTTGATACCTACCCCCCCTAAAAAGGGTGAAAAAATACATAATCGGCGAAAGGAATCACAGTTTAACGTCTCATTTGATGCGTAGCACCTATGAAACGTTCTAGGGAATTCCCATTTTTAATTAAATTAGTATTTTAATAAATGAAAGATAAGACAAAAGATTTTTTAGATAAGATAATTACATCCGTAAATTGGAAAATTAATGGATTTAATACATTACCTATTTTATTTGGAACATGTATGGCTATTGTAGATATATTTATGATGTCAGTTACGAAAATGGTAAGTATTGGATCAATATCAACTTCTGTAGGTATACCTTTATCTATTAGTTTGTATGCTATGGAACCTTTAATATTCTTAAAAGCTATGAAATATGAAGGTATGGTAGTAACAAATTTAGTATGGAATTTAATGAGTAATATAATTGTAACTTTACAAGGCGTTTTAGTTTTTGGTGAATCAATTAAAGGATTAAGATGGTTAGGTATTGCTATGTCTTTATTATCTTTAGGATTATTGGCGTATACAAATGATGATTAAATTATAATCATTCATTAAAAATAATGGAATATCTTTTAAGATTAATTAATGGTATTGGAAACAAAATATTTATTTTAGTTTATTTCTTAAATAAATATCCTGAAGATACTTTATTAATTATTGACGGGAAATCACATCATCAATATGGATCAGAAAAAGAAAAGATTTGGCATTTATATCCTAAATTACTAGAACATCCTAGAATAAAATTTATTCGATGGAAAGAATATGATAGTTTGAAATTGCAAGGTCTTAAAGAACTTGAAATTACAAATGATGTATTTCATAATATTGAAGGTTTTTCTGAAAAGGCAATAAAGAAATATTTCAAAATAAATTCAGAATATGAATATTTGAAAAATAAATATGATTTTGTAAAAGGATTATTTGTACATTTTCGTTTAGGAGATAAATTTATACAAAATTATCAAAAAGTTCGGAAAGGTGCTTCAAAGGATTATATTGTTTTGAAACCTGAATATTATTTAAAATACATTTCTGAATTTAATGGACCTATCTATATTTTCTCCGATGATCCAAAATTAGCAAAATGTTTATTAGGAACAAATTATGAATATCCAATTGAAGATACAAATGAAACTCTTTATTGTTTTCAAAATGCAAAACATTTATTGATTTCTGAAAGTACGATGAGTATAGCAGGAATAAAATTACAAACTAAGAAATTCAAAGCAATTGTACCAGGATATTTTATTTGGGAAAAGAAAGTTATTAAAACACCTTATTTCAAAAAAGATATGAATATAGAAATTGAAAATGATGAATCTTTAATTTTAAATACAAAATCAGAATATGAAGATGTAATTACAAAATGTAAAGTTAAATTAAATTAAGAAATGGATTCTAAATTAATTTATAAATACTTTTATAAAAACCATTAATGGATTTTGTAAAAGTACCTAAACGTCAAGATAAAAATAAATTTAAAAATGATCAAGAATTTCGTAAAGCTGGTAAAGGTGTAAGAGCAAAAGAAAAAAATATAGAGTTATCTAAAATTAAGAAATAATTTCAATTTTTAATCTCAAAATATTTGAATCTTCAGATGTATCTAGTAATTTCCATTGAATATTTGATAAACCTGTATTTGAATTATCAGATGCAAGATCTTCCCATTTTGTCATATTTTTAGCATTTGGAATTAATCGTGTATCAGTATGTTCCAAAACTTTATATCCTGATGTTTCAATAGGTTTATAAATTTCTAATTTATGTTTCTTAATTCTTTTTAACATAGCATCATCTTCACCACCCCATCCCCAAAAATGATTAGGAAATCCATTAATCTTTTTCAAATCTATCATAGAGATTGAAAATGCTTGACCTATGAAATTATTACCTTGATATTTATCTTTGTAAATTCCACCAATATGAATAGGTTTTTCAGGGAATGCAGTATAATATTTCGTAATAGCACTCAAAGGAATTAAATCAACATCATGATAAATTACATAATCTTTTTTTAATTTTTGTGCATATCTTGTACCAATATTTAATAAAGCGCCTCTATTAAATTTTTTATTATCTTCGGATTGTTCTATAATAATAATTGTCCAATCAGAATGCCATCTTTTCATATGATTACAAAATTTTTGTAATTGTTCACCACGCTTTTGTTCTAATTGTTCTCTAAATGGTATTAGAAGAGTAGGTGTACTTTGCCTAAATTGTTTAGTTTCTTTTAGTGATAAAGGAATAAACATTTCTACTTGTTTCAATAGTAAGAAACTTAATTTAATGCTTTAACAATTTCAGGAACAGCGCATCTTTCCATAAAAGGAAACTTATTAGTATTTACTAACAAATTTGGTTTAGGAATAGAATCATCATATAATTCAGATATTCTGAAATATGATTCATTAACCCAAAATTCATTTATACAAAAACGTTTTTTTAGAGTAAATCCATTCTTGTGTAATATATCTCTACATTCTTGATCTTTTTCTGGGTTATGTTTATCTAATTCAATAACAATTACATACACTGGAATATTAAAATCAAATGTTTTCAAAACGACTAATTCAGCACCTTCAACATCTATGCTAAGTAAATCTATATATTTAATATTTGATTTCTGAAGAATATCTCTAAATGGTTCACCTTCAACAAAATATTCATTCGAGTTTCTATGCCATTGATTTTTGAAATCTTCTGCCATAGTTTGAACTAAACCTGCGGTTGCATAATTTCCAATAATTTTTACTGGACCTTTTGTATAATTAACTGCTAATTTATAATTATTGCACAAAGGTCTATTATTGACAAGTTCATAATATTGATCAGTTGGTTCGATTATTGTTCCTTTAAATCCCAAAGTATCTTCAAAAAATTTTGTATTTGAATATGTTAATCCGTTCATACCACCTAATTCAACAAATAATCCTGTTGGATTGATTTTATTAATAAAATGCTTAAATATATAAGTATCTTCACCCTGTTGACTATAAAATACATACATTTATTTGTTTTATAAACCGCATTGTATAAATAATATGAGAATTTTGACGAATTATCAAGATACTTTGGAATTCTTAAAACCATTTATAAAAAATTCTAAATCTAAATCTAATTTAAAAACTTTGCCTCCACAAATTCATGGACCATGGTATCAAGATATTGAATCAGTAGAAAATACTTTAAAATATATATTTGAGAAATTACATCATAATTGTTATATCTTATGTTCTTCAGAAAGTGAATTTGAATTTATTAAATTAGAATCATCAACTACAGCACCATCTTTAAAACCTTATTTAGAACAAAAATTAAATAAAACTATAAAAGGACAAAAACGTAAATCTTTATTGAAAACAATAAGAAAAAAACAATGGAGAGTTATGCAATGTATTGTAAAAGAATTTAGTAATGGATCATTTGCAACAGAATTCCAAGAATTCTTAAATTCTCTTAATGGAAAAATACCTGAAGGAATATTTGTATTTTCTTTAACGGATGCTCAAATTTTAAGAGAAGATGGTAAAGAACCATGGCAAATGATTACTGGTTCTAAAGATTTAGGATTATATAAATTCAATAAACATTTACCTTTATTAGCATATTCGGGTCAACAAGGTTATTGGGATATTCCTATTCCTACTCAAGATGATATTGACTATGTTAAAAATCCACAAGATATTCCAACTATTGAATGGTCTCAGAAAATCCAAAAAGCTGTGTTTAGAGGTAATCCTACAGGATGTGGATATACTACTGAAACAAATATGCGCTTAAAAATATCTACTTTGAAATCTTCTTTGTTAGATGCTGGAATAATTCAAAATAAATCATCTTCATTGAAATTTGATCCTATTGAAGGTTTAGGTGAACTAAATCAACCACAAATTAAAAAAGTTCCTAAATTAGATTTAATTAATGAACAAATTAAATTTAAATATATTGTTCATATTGATGGAAATGTTTTAGCGTATAGATTATTAAAATCTATGTTATTAGGATCGTTAATTCTTAGAGTTAGAAGTCCTTATATACATTGGTTAGATCATATTATGGAAGAAGGTAAACATTTCATATATGTTAAAGAAGATTTATCCGATTTAGAACAAAGAATAGAATGGTGTATTCAAAATGATAGTAAGGCAAAGAAAATTGCACAACAAGGACAAAGATTTGCTCAAAAAGTTCTTACAAAAGATTTCATAAATAAATATTTCTTGAAATTATTAAAATCGTTGTAAAATTTATATTTTTTTATAAGAAATTAAGATTATTAGTGAGGTAACTTAAAATGGATTTTTTTATTATATATTTAAAAAATATATAATAATGAATTTTATTAATCATGTATTTGATACAGAAGAAGTATGTAGAATATTTGTTTTGAAAATGTTTAATAATACATGGTCAATGATAAATAAAATTATAGATAATGCTGAAAAGGATATTATTAAAGGAAATTATGAAAAAGATAGAAGACAAATGCTTATTCAATTAGTTCAGACAAGAATTAATGTTTTCTTAAATAAATTAAATGAAAGTATATTTATCTTTAATTATCAATTTAATTATAATATTTCTATACCAATAGAAAGTTTTGATCTTGATGAAAAATATGATTTTCTTTTAAATTTAGATAATACAAATGTTTGTACAGATATTAACTCTATAGATTAATACAAAAAAACGAATAATTTTTTAATAAGGTTTTAATTTACTGCATAGATGTTTGAATTTGTTTTCCTTTCTATTTGGAAAGCTCTTATTAATTATAAACAAAATGAACTTGAACGACGACGTGAAATCATTTTAGAAAAATATAACGAAGCTTATAAATTTTATTTAGGTGAAATTGTAAAAGAAATAAAAAATGATTTAGATAAAGGAAATGAAAGAATTAATTAAAAATAACTAAAAGTAGATAAATGGATTTAAACAAAAACTATAATGGCCACTTTTTTCTATTTTTAAAATGGATTTAGATAACATAAATCTATTTTTAAATTATTAAAAAGATGTCTGATCTTGCAAAACAATATCAGAAACATACTTTACGTGAACATATTTATAAATTGCCTGATACATATATTGGTTCTATAGAAAATTCTATGGAGGAACATTATATTGTTGAAAATAATAAATTTGTTTTAAAGAATTTATTATTCAATCCTGGTTTCTATAAATTAATTGATGAATTATTAGTTAATGCACATGATCATGTAATAAGATTAAAAGAAAAGAAATCTTCAAATCTTGTTAAGAATATTGATATATCATGTGATGGTGAAAGTTTTACTATTCGCAATGATGGTGAATCAATAGATATTGAAAAACATCCTGAACATGGAATATATATTCCACAATTAATCTTTGGTGAATTATTAACATCAACAAATTATGATGAAAAAGAACAAAAATTAGTTGGTGGTAAAAATGGTTATGGTGTAAAATTAGTAAATATCTTTTCAAAGAAGTTTAAGTTATGTATTGTTGATACTACACGTAAACTAAAATATGAACAAATATTTGAAAATAATATGACTAAAATTAATGAACCAATTATAAAACCTTGTAAAACTACAAAATCTTATATTGAAATTACATTTGAACCTGATTTTAAAAAATTCGGATGGACAGATAAAATTCCTCAAGATTTACTTAGTGTTATTCAAAGAAGAGTTTATGATTTGGCAATGACAGTTAATAAGGAGGTCAGAGTTACATGGTGCGACACACTCATTAAATTTCGCGACCTTACATCTTATACGAGTTGGTATCTTCCTGAAGATGCACTCGTTATTACAGATAATCCTCAACTTCATTGGCATATTGCAATATGTGATTCTCCCACCGACAAGTTCTTTAGTGTTTCTTTTGTAAACGGTATTTGGACTCGTAGTGGTAAACATGTTGACGAAATAACTAATCAAATTGTTTCTTATTTTACTTCATATATAGAATCTAAGAAGAAAATCAAAGTTAAACCTTCGTTAATAAAAGATTCTTTGGGAATATTTATTAATTGTTTAGTTATTAATCCTTCATTTAGTTCACAAACTAAAGAAATTCTAACTTCAAAAGTTTCATGTAAATTATCTGAAGAATTTCTTAAAAAACTTTTGAAATTAAATATTTTAGATAAAGTTTTAGAAGAACAACAAAAGAAAGATTCTAAGGAAGATAAGAAAACTGATGGAAAAAAACAAACAAGAATTACTGGTATACCTAAATTAGATGATGCTTTAAATGCAGGAACATCTAAAAGTCATGAATGTACCTTAATCTTAACAGAAGGTGATTCAGCTAAAGCTATGGCATTATCTGGATTATCACAAGAACAAAGAAAATCTTATGGCATTTTCCCTTTGAAGGGTAAATTATTAAATGTTAAAGATACATCAACTAAAAAAGTTGAACAAACTGATGAGATTGCTAATTTGAAAAAGATTATTGGTCTTGAATCAGGAAAGAAATATAAAGATTTGAAATCATTAAGATACGGAAAAATATTAATTATGACAGATCAAGATTTTGATGGTGCGCATATTCGTGGACTATTAATTAATGTATTTCATGAATTATGGCATGAATTAATAACTCTAAAAGGTTTTATTACTTATATGGCTACACCAATTGTTAAAGCAACAAGAAATACAAAAACATTGTCATTTTATACACAATATGAATATGAACAATGGAAAAAAACTAATCCTAATTGGAAAATTAAATATTATAAAGGATTAGGAACATCTACAAGAGATGAAGCCAAAGAATATTTTAAAGCTATGAATGTTGTAGAATATGAATATATAGATAAAAAAGATGATGAATCAATTGAATTAGCATTTAATAAATCTATGGCAGATCAAAGAAAAGAATGGTTGAAATTACATGACGAATCAAATATTGTTGTAAATACTTCAAATAAAGTAAGATATGAAGATTTTGTTAATAAAGATTTAATACACTTTTCAAATTATAATTTAGAAAGATCTATTCCAAATATGATGGATGGATTAAAAACATCACAACGTAAAATCCTTTTCTCAGCATTTAAAAGAAATTTGAAAGCTGAAATTAGAGTAGCACAATTTGCTGGATATGTTTCAGAACATTCTGGTTATCATCATGGCGAAGCATCTTTAAATGATACTATTGTTGGTATGGCTCAAGATTTTGTTGGGTCAAATAATGTATCATGGTTTGTTCCTCAAGGACAATTTGGTACTAGAATACAAGGTGGTAAAGATTCTGCATCGCCTCGTTATATTCATACATATTTACAACCTAATATATCACAATTAATTCCTAAAGAAGATTTTGATTCTTTAGATTATAGAGATGATGATGGTTTATTAGTTGAACCTTATTGGTATTGTCCTATTCTACCTATGCTTCTCATAAATGGAGCAAGAGGTATTGGAACTGGATATTCAACTTTTATACCGCCATGTAACCCTCATAAGATCTTGGAAGGTTTAAGAAAATTCTTAAAGAATCAAATTAGTTTAAAAGATATTGAATTAAAACCTTACTATAAAAATTTCAGAGGTACTATTTCAGATGATCTTTCAATTAAAGGTTTATGGACAATAACAAAAGATATTATGGAAATTACTGAATTACCTATTGAAGTATGGACAAATGATTATAAAGAATATCTTTGTAATTTAGAACAACAAGGAACAATTAAAGAATTCTTTGATTCTTCAACGGATACTATTATAAATATTAAAATTAAATTAACAGGTAATCCTGATCATTTGAAAATCTTAGAGAAATCTTTAGAATATAAATTGAAATTAACAAATATGCACGCATTTAATTCTAAATGTGTAATACAAAAATATAATACATTTCATGAAATTCTTCAAGAATTTGTAAGTATGAGATTTCAAATGTATGAAAAAAGAAAAGAATTACAATTACAAAATATGCGTAATAAAATTCCTTATCACGAAAATGTTGTAAGATTTATTAAACAACAAGTTTTAGATAAACCTATTCCTGATTTAAGAAGAAAATCTATTGATGATTGTATTGAGTTGTTGAAAAAAGATAAGTTTATTGAAATAAATGAATCGTATGATTATTTATTAAATTTACCTTATAAATCAATTTCGTTAACAAATATGAATAAACATATTTCAGATTTAGAATTATTAATAAAAGAAATCCAAAAACTGGAATGTTTATCAAAAGAAGAATTATGGTATAATGATTTAGAATTGTTTCATATAAATAAGTAATACTATGGAAAATAAAAGTTATTTAGAGATTTTAGCTGAAAATGATACAGATGCAAGAAAAGATTATGAATTTAACCCAAAAGATCTTTTTGTTGAACATAATGAATTAGAAGAAGAACAAGAATTAGAGACAATTGAGAAACATGCGCATACAGAATTAGAAAACAAAGAAGATTTCCAAAAATTTGGTGGATCATATCATCAAGCTGGCGCACCTGCTCCATTAAATGAAATAACAAGTGATCAATATTTAAAAAACAGCGTTTTATATGAAAAAAATATTAAGACACATGTTGTAAATGTTGATTCAAGATTTAAAATTCATTCTGATGATCCTTCTACAGATTTTACATTTAGATTATTAAAACCTATGAGAAATATTATATCTTTAAGAATATCAAGTATAGAATTTCCTAATACATATTATACATTTTCTAGAGCAAGACAAAATACATCGTTGATATTATATTATAATAAAACTTCATTAGATACAATATTATCTAAAAAAATTATTTCTATACCTGATGGCAATTATTCACCTGAAGAATTAGTTGATACATTAAATGAAATATTAATTGATAATCCTGTATCAATATCATATAATCCTATAAAAGGTAAAATATTATTTGATTCACAATATTATTTTGAAATTGATATTTTAGGTGTTAATTTATCATTTTCTAACCGTAAATATGATAATGGATTAGGATATAATTTAGGATTTAGACAAAATCAGAAAGGTGATTTTTTAAAAGCTGTTAAAGAAATATCTAATATACAAATATATAAACTTGAAGGAACTGCTATAGTTGATACAATAGATAATAATTATATTTTTATTTCATTAGATCCTGATTGGAAAGTTGTTATAAATCAAACAAAAGATAGAGAATTACATTATTCATTTGCAAAAGTAATTATTAATGTACCTAAAGGTTCAGTATTATATGATAATGGAGCAAATACAATCACAAAAGAATATTGGTTTCAACAACCTACAGATATAAGTGTTATACCTGTACGTATTTCAGATCCATATGATCAAACAATTGATTTATCAGGAATGGACTTTTCATTTTCATTAGAAATGAAAGAAGTAAGAAATGCAGCATTACATGAATTAATTAGATCTAAATGATTTTAATTTAGCATCTATTTTTCTTTGTATTAATTCTAAATCATTTAAAGTTTGTTCTTTAGATGATTTACGATTATTAAAATCTTTAATTTTATCAAGTATTTCAGATTTAGTTATTTGTATTTGTTTATTGTGATAAGACCCATTTGATTGAAAAGATTTTGAATTACTTACAGATCTTCTCATCTTATTTTTCTAAAAAGAAATTTAATAGTCGAAATTTGATTTATTGGGCGAAGCTATTAATTGAATACCTAAGGTATAATCTACGTTGGAAGCTGCGAATTCTGAATCTTGATCTGAACCTATACCAGTTCCACCATCTCTTAATAATCCAGATTGGGGATCGGTTATTCCAATAGGAATATCGAATGATCTACCTTGGAAAGTTAATTTAATAGAAGGAGCATTTTGCCATTGAGGGCCTAGACCAGCTACGACTGTAGGATCAACTCCATATCTTCTTGCTGAACCTAATGAATATTTAATATAGAATGTTAATGTATCATTATCTGCAAAAGAAATACCATAAATATGAGATGCTAATGTCCATGGAGTATTAATAGGGTTACCATTAGGACCAATTCTATTAACTATAGCTGAAGGAATATCTGCTATATCTACTTCTATAGTATTATTTGCTCTGCCATAAGCAACAGATTGTTCAAATAAGTTTCTTAATGGATTTACAAACACTGTCATCGTTGTGTCTACGTCTTGTATTATATCTGAAACTCTATCTATACTAATTCCTTTTTGTGTTATACTACGAATAGCTTCGACAGGAATGAAATTTAGTAAACTTTCAGATGAATATGTTGCTCCTGCAAAAGTTACTCCAGTATCATCCATATACTTTTTCAATTGTTTTGATGGTATAGGAGATAAATCATCTTTGAAAAATCCAGCTGTTCCTCCAGATACACCCCAAGGATTTCCAGTTTGACCTGAATTACCAAGAGTTTGATAATTATTTAGAGTTATTCCTGAAAATAAAATATCTAATCCACCAAGACGATCAGATTCTTGATATGTTCCATTATGACCTGTAAATCCATATGTTACATTCACTTGTGAAAGAACATAGTTTAAGAATAATCCTACATTTGGACCTGTGAATCCGGAACCAGTTTGGGCTGTTGAACCAGTTAATCCATTAAATGTACGACCACCTGATGCTCCAGTACCATATTGTCCCCCCAACCATGCAGAATCATATACTATCATACGCTGCAATTCTTCTTTAGGAACATTCATCACAATTGTTTGATTTGTTGCTAAAGGTTGAGTTAATTCACCAAGAACAATAATTTCAGTTGAATCACCACCAAAACCACTGAATAAATAAGGGAATTGTAAATTTGCAGGACCAGTATATCCAAAAGCAGTTCCACCACCTGCATAATTATTAGTATATTGAATAATACCAGTATAAAAATTTTGTTTAGTAGCTGTTCTTATAAAATTTACATTAGAATCAAAAAATCTCAAAAAATATTTGGCAACATCGCCACTTACACTAGTTGAAAACTGATATGCTGATGTTCCTTGAACATATGCTACACTTTGTTTTACAACACCATTCTTATCACATAATTCTATAAAACCAGAACGAGGATTAGATGCATACCTTGGATCATTAAATATAGATAATCCCGAATAATCTAAATAATCAAAATTTATTAAAGTAAAACTTAATGTATTTTGTGTTACTCTATATTGATATATTCCACCTAAAAATGTTTCATTCGGAGAAAATAGTATAAGTTGATAAGCTGTATTATAAGATGTTGATCCATCGGGGGTAAATCTTAAATATGTTACTTTAGGAATTGTAGCTGAAAATGTTCCTGTTGCTGAAATAGTATAATCATAAGTTGATCCAAGAGAATAGTTATATGAAGTTGAACCTATTAATGAACGCATAGTTGTTCCATCAAGTAAACTTAATGTTCCCGAAGTTACACCTGAAGGACCAAAAATTGAATCAGTATTTTTATCAAAATAATCAAAATCACTAATTTTCAAGTATATATTTGATGATGTTAAAACATTATCTTCTACATTAGCAAATAAAAATTCATCTGTAGGTAATAGACCACTAAATTGAACAGGTATAGTTATAGTTGAAGATCTTAATGATTGTTCTGTATTATCATAAAATGACATTCTATAAGGTATAGTTGTTATTCCGGTAGGACCTAAATCAGGAAATTCAACTGAATATGAAGGTCCATTATAACTAATAGATGCTGTTGAACCGCTAAATGGTATACCAGTTAAACCAGAATATAGTGTACCAGTGTTACCTGATTCTTGAGAAACAATATAAATTTGTCCTGTATTACCAATCTTATCAATTGAATTAAATATAGAATTTTGATCTTTATCGAAATAATTAAATTGTGTTAAATCTAAAACTATTTTTCTTCTTCTATTATATTGACTTGCTACCAAAGTACCCGTAATACCTTGATCTTCTAATAATTGAATATGTGCAGGAATACTAAAAGTTTCTCCAGAAAATAAATTAGAATTTAAAGGGTTAACATATTGATAATATGATCCAGGTTCAACTATAGCTGTTCCTCCTATAGCCGGAAAGAAATAAGGAGCATAATATAAATCAAAATTAGGATTTTTTACTATATCAACAATTCCAGTATTTGATCCTTGAACATCTGTAACTAAAATTTGTCCTGATGTTATACCTTCAAAATTATAATTAATATTATATATATTTGCTGTTACACCATTAGAATCAGATCTAAATATTGTAGGAGAATTATTTAAAGGTAAATTAAATGGTTGTACACTTAAGAAATTATAAGATGGTCCTGTAAATCCACTTAGACCTTGATAATATATCATATATAAATCATCTAGTGCAGCATCCCATGCTAGTGTATACCCTGAAATAGTATTAAATGCATTATTATTAGAAAATGATGTTATAGTTCCTAAAGTTATTCCTGCAATTGTTCTTCTATCACCTGATGTTATTCCACTTATTCCGGCAGTTGTTTGTTGATATACTACAATACCAGCAGATGAACCATCAGGAACATCAAATCCATCATATTTAATTCCACTTAAATTTATTATGGAACTTGTTTTATCTTGAAGTTGAATAACTTGACTAGTTACACTTAATAATCCATCTGGTTGAGGACTTAATGTTATGCCCACAGGTAAATCTTGAGTATGATCGTCATTGTCATAAGTTATTTGAGAAGGAGAATAGTAAAGCATAAAATTAGTATTTGAACCTTTTAGAACATTAAATAGTAGTGTACCATTGCCTGAAGAATTAGTAGTAATTAATCTATCTCCTAATGTACTACCTAAATCATCTGTATTTCTTAAATATAGAAAATCTGTAGGTAAATTAGTACTTGTATCAATTGTATATGAATATGTTATTCCAGTATTACTTGTATAAACATACGATGCTCCAGTAATACCTAAATTTAATTGATGGAAAGCTGTATCACCTACATTAGGACTAGCAGATAATGTTAATCCTAAATAATCTATAAAGTTATTTTGAACAGCTGCCATCTTTTATTATGTTATTTTAATTACAAGAGAATTAAATCTCATTTAATCTTTTAAAAGTAAACTCTGTGCCATCAATAACTTCTGTATGATGAAAATACATTCTATCATAAATTACACCTTGATCGGCTCCAGGTAGTTGTACACTAAAAGGTATACTTTGATTTGATTTTATTATAGAATAATCAGTTTCATCATTAGGAGTATATACTGGAGGACCTGTAATAGTATCAGGTTTAAATTTAAATAAATAAAATATAAATCGATTGCTCGGGTTATTACTTCCAAATAAATCTGATCTTTGTTCATTATTAATTGTTACATTTGAAATTGTTGCATACATTCTTTTAATTCCAGGTATTAAATTACAATTTACATCTAATCCGGCTCTGGTTAAGAAAGATGGTAAATTTACAAATGTATCACTTAATCTATCCATATAAGCATATTTATAATGAAGTTTAAAATTTGAATATAATGTAGTTTCTTCTAATTTGTCAATTACTAACTCACTAAACGTTTGTGGGTTAATATAATAATCTCTTAATTTAAATTCTTTATAATAATTTATTGAACTAGTAGAACCAGTAGATCCAAATGTTCCACCTTTAACAACAAAATAATCATCTAAATTATATCCTGTTAAACCAAAATTAGTAATATTTAGTATAACTTTATTAAACCTTTCTCCAGTTATTCCAACATTTGCTGATAAAGTATTATAAAATATATTAGAATTAGATGATTGATCGAATACTTGTTGTTTTATAGATATTTCAGGTTGGTAAGTTAAATAATCTTGAGTTCCAGTACTTCCAAATGTTACACCTTCACTTACAATATCTTTAGCACTTGAATAAGTAGTATTATAAACAGCATTTCCTTGACTATAACTTGTTGAAGGTACATCTAAATAATTTGGTGCTCCACCTAAAGATTTATAACTATCAACTTGATTGTCGAATAATATTGGTATGCATATAGAAGTATCAAAAATGTTTATATCAGGATAACCCATAGTAGTATTTGGACCAGTCGTATAATCTCGAACAAATCCACGCAACTCACCAGAAGCAAGAGGTATAGATACAAGTTCACCTTTTTTATAAGTTTTTTGTTCAGAAATCGGTAATATCGTAGTACTAGAATTAGCTGTACTTCCATTAATTAAACATACTATCCAATCATTAGAATTTAAAGATGGTGAACTAGTTGTTCCTGTTGCTGCAAAATAATAATATTGATCACCTCCATAATTTATTTCAGCATTTCCGTTTAAGAAAATTTGTCCATCTGTAAAATAGGATGTAGATCCTTGATAATTTAATTCTTTTAATGTAAAAAATGTAGATGTTGATCCAGTTAAAGATTCAGAACCAATATAATCCATTAATGTATTTGTAAATCCCATAGATGTTGAACCGCTATCTAAGATAATAGTATTGCCATTATCTAAAGTAATTTGTGATCTAATATATTCTAAGTTATAAGTTTGATTAGGGAATAACTTTTCAAATACTCCATCAAATGTTCCATTATTATAAGATAATTTCAAATATCTATTACCAAAATCAACATAATTAATTCTATCAATACCAGTACTTCCTACTATATCATAAACAAACCCTGCAAAAATTGGCGGAGTAGGAGAGAATACTTGTCTATACACAAAGTTATTTCTAGCAGATGGATTTAAATATGGATTGTTATTCTGTCCAATATTATTAATATTAAAACTATATCCTTCAGGTAAATAAGGTGTTATATTTACCCATGATCTATCCATTATAGGATCAATATTTCTAATAGATGTAGTTCCCATTAATGCATAATAATTTCCAGATGCTACAATTACATTTTTATAAGAATAAGTTACACCTGCATCAAAATTACCTCTATAAACAAAATTTCCAGTTGAACTAGCTTTCAAAATTAAATCACATTTCAAATCTTTTAAATACATATCACCAACCTTATTCCTATTCATATCAATAGCAGGAATTATTTTTGAAAATAAAGGTGTATAGTTATAAGTTTTTAAAGATGTTTGATTTGCAGATAAAACTACAGAATATTCTAATACTATTCCATTATTAAAGGAATCTGTTGTAACATTATTAAAATCAGTCCATTGATAAGATATCTTTAAAGTATTTACTTGTCCTAGATATAATTTCTCTCTATCCAAATATATTTCAATATTTATAGGATAACTAGACAATGTGCTTAAAGCTTTATATCCTACTATGACATTATCATTATCTCTTCTTACAATCGCAGTTCCGCCATAAATTTCAGGATAAGAATTTGATGGATCGTTATTATAAAAATTAAAATTTGCAATATCTAATTTAGAATTATAAAATTGAGGAATTTCTATATTTGGTATACCTGTAATACCTAATCCTAATGTAGGTCCAGCGGGTGTTGTAAATTCGGGTATATTTAGTAAGATGGTATTGTTAGTATATGTAGAACCAATTAATCCATTAGATGTAGATGTAGTTCCTTCTAGCATTGAAGGTGGTGACCATATATTCGTATTATCATATCTTAAAGTTAAATTAGTAAAGGTTGTTCCTGGATTTAAATTTCTAATTTCAAATGGAAGTGTTCTTGTTATAGGAATAAAAGTTCCATATATATTATTATTAGATTCAATTAATTGTTTAGAATATATTTTTCCAGTTGGACCCATAACATATAAATATCCATTATAAGAATTCATTGAAGATATTTCTTTTTCAATATCATTTAAATAAACATCTGCTTTTAACAATGTATTATTATATGTGAAAGATGATAATTCTTCTGTAGATAATGCTAAGTTTGCTCTTGATGGTATTTGTATTGTTGATGTATAAATTCTATTAGATAAATATGAAGGATCAATTCTACTAACTAAATATATTTTACCTATATAAGGTGTACCTCTTTGTAATCCTTTAATTGAAATATCAATATATCTACCATTTTCATTATATGTTAAAGGTGTAATAATTGTATTTTTACTTGGTGAATTATTTACAAGAACTGTAGAATCATTAAAATCAATACATAAATCATATGGAATTGCTGTATCAAGTTGGTAAACTGTTGAATCAGGATAAGAAACATATTTCAAATCTTTTAATCTTAAATTGTAACTTAATATTTTACCTGGCAATTGTGTTAATTCTGATTTACAACTAAATTCTATTCCTGTAACGCCAGTTTGAAATTCAAAATTAAACATTTTTGATTTAGAACCCACTAGACCAACATTATAAGTTAAGAAATTTTTGTTATACAATCTGTTTGGTAATAATCCTTTAACTAGTATAGATACTGTAGAGGCGCCAGTAAATCCAAAATATTCTAATGAATGTTGATCATTATATTTGACATCAATTAAATATGATGTTGCGCCTTTACCATACAATGAAGGATTCAAATAATCATTATCATATTTAAATTGATCTCCTCCAACCAATCCATTAGTTAAATCAAAACTAATTAGTTGACTTGTTAAGTCATATGAAGAAACATCTGTTGAAGTAATGAATGGATTAGGATTAGTTTTATTTATTTCTACATATAATCCATCAATATCAGCTGTAATTGCAGTTGAACCTGTTAATGCAGATGAAACTAATAAAAACAATTCTTTATCAGTATTTAAATAATTAAATTTAAAGAATCTATGTAAATATGGAACATTTGGAGAATTAACTTGATCTAAGATAACACTTGTTATTTGTGTACCATCATCAAGTATTTGACATATATCATCCAATTGTATTCTTGAAATTAAATCTATAGCAGGTCGTGTTTCTGAATCAGTAATTCCTGTAAATACATTTATTCCACCAGTTCTAGCTATAGTATAATCATTCAAACTAATTAGTTTATCAATATTCGAATTTAATTTAACACCATTAAATCCATAATTAATAATTTGATAATTTTTAAATGTTAATGGATCATATAGAGACCATTGAAACGGAGTTTGATTAAATGTATATCCAGTTTGATTTTTTCGTACATTAACTAAATATAATGTATTTAAAGGTGAAAATCTATTAGAAGGGAATGTAAGTAATCTTTGTTGTTTATTAAACAAATAAGTAGGTATAACTTTTTCAGCTGATGGACTAAAATTTCCTAATGTATAACCTATATCTAATATTTCGTTGAAAGGAGTAGAAAATAAGCTATCTCCATAAGAATAATCTATATTTAATGTTGCATTATCTAAATCTATAAAATCTTTTCCTATTGCTGTAGAACCTAAATTCAATCTTGGTATATTAGGAGTTTCTGGGACAGATGAATATATATTAAAAACAATTTCACTACTATTTAAAGGTAAAGTAATATCTTTTGGAATAGTATAAGATTTTTGTACATAAACTGGATAATCATTAATTATATCTATTGGTAATGTTTCTGTATTGCTATCATCAGTAAGTAAACTTTGTTCTATATATTGACCCAAATTATTAATATCATAATTATATTGAATTTTTACAACTGATGAATTCCATAAAATAACAGAATTTGTATCAAATTGTCCAGCTGTAATGCCTAATTGAGGAATACCAGTTGCATAATAGCCCGTATCTCCAAAAGGAGGCACATTAAATGAATCTAAATGAAGTTCTTGTGAATAAGGATCAATTTGTGAATTTAAAAATGATGAAATATCTATATTATAAGTTTCACCACCAATAACACTAGTAGATTTTATACTATATATAGATGTTGAACCTCCATAAATTAAACTATTAAATCCCATATATTCTCTTCCAGTAAAACCCTCTCCTTCATTATTGCTAGAGAAATCAAAATATCCACTTACACCTATAGTATATGTTGAAGGATCGCCATATAATTTTCTTCCACCTAATTCAGAAGATAAATTTGCTATTTTATTAGTACTTAAATTAATTCTAGAATCGTCTAGTTTATTCCAATTTTGTAATGTTAATAGTTGTCCAGTTAATCCTGCATTAGAAATGCAATTCATAATAAAAGGTTTAATATTAACTTTAGCATTTGTATTATTTATAGCTTCTCCATTATTTAGATTACTACCAACTTGTAATACATTATTTGTATAAGGTACAGTTGTAGAACCTCTAATTGTATTATTGAAACTATAAGATATATTATATTTTGATTCATTACCTACACTAATATTTGAAATTGGTGTTGGAGGATAAGAAGCTGCAATATTACCTATAATTGTTGATAATGCGATATTTTCTGTAGATCTACTAGGACCATCAATTAATGCTAATGTTTTAGTTCCTGTACTTCCTACAACATTACCATAAATTCCTACATTACTTGTTGAAGTATTTAAATTGATAGCTGTAATATTTAATTCTTGATTATTATTATTTATAAATGTTTGTAAAGTATTTTGAATATTAAATGTATGAGTTCTTCCAGAATCTATATTAAAATTTCCTTGAGAACCTACAAAATTCAATCCTGAAAAATCGAGTATTCCACCACATAAATTTTGTGTTCTATCATTCCAAGCATTAATACAACTATTTATATCCGGAAGAACAAAAGGGTTGATACCGTATCTAAAATAAGCTAAACCATAATGCTCGGGATTTTTTTCGAAAACTCTGTCACCTTTACTATCAATGATACTTTTTAATTTTCTTGCTGCTTGAACCATAGAATCATTATGATTCATAACTATTGGTAGAAATGCAGAAGTATCGGGATCTGTTAGTATTTTTTGTTTCAAATCAGCAACGTAACGAAGTCCGGGTAGCGCAAGAGGATTAGCAGGTTGATACCCAAAATTATAATTTGTGGCTGTTTGTAATTTTTGAAACCCAGATACATATGCAGAATTTGTAGCTACTTTTTGAGTTGATCCTAAATTTATAAATCCAACAGAATTTGGTATATGTAAAATTTCATTATATGATTGAGTAGTATCATTTGTTGTAAAATTCGTATATGTCGGTCTAAATGTTTTATAACTTCCATTTAAAAAATTTTCAAAAGTTGTATAAAATACCGTTGTTATAAACGAAGATTGTGAATCACTTGTACTACTATCTGGATTAGTCATTAACCAGCGCCCGCCATGGCCTTCGCCATTATTATTTGGAATTTCCCAACCATAAATTTTTGTTTGTGCATAAGTTGAATAAAATGCAGCATGGTCAAATAGTTTTTTATTTCCACTTACCATAGCATTCCAAGTATTTCCGCCTGTTTGAGCATTTACCCATCCTTCAGGTTGTGTACTTAAATTTTTATCAATTAATCCATTATAAATCATCCATCTTAAATTTGAAGTATTTTGTGTTCTCATAATATAATTATTTAAATTTTCATTAGGAGTTCCTCCAGCTATACCAGTATCTAATGGATTTCCAAATGGATGTTTAACTCTTACAATCGAACACTGAGCAACAGCAATTCCAGGATTAGGATTGCGTCTATAACCTACAAATGATTGATATGAATGAAATGGGCCTTTCGTATTGGATGCTCTATCATCTACATTTTTTTCAAGTATTGTATCTCTAAAAGCAGGATAATCTGCTCCATCATCGGCGTGAATAACTATTATAGCAGTTGTGTAACCGCCATTCGAATTATGAGCAGTAGCTTTTGTTCCATAAAAACTAAATTCCATACCTAAAATAATAGGTAAATTCTTAATTGTTTTTTTAAATCTTAAATTTAATTGTGCATTAGTTAATAATGTTTGAGTTTGTGTTTGACAATTTAAGGTTGCTCCTGTAATAATTAATGGAGGTATAAATTCGTACATAACTTCTAAATTAGCATTTTGAATTTGTAAATTTTCAAATCTTTTTACTCTTGCATTTAATTTTACATTATCAATACTTAATGATGAAGGTTCATCTTGTAATAACATATTACCAGTTCCACCTCCAACATTCGAAATTATTGTAGTTGTATCATCTTCACCTAAAGGTAAAAAACGTTGATTATATGATCCTGACATACCACTAATATAAGTATAACTATAATCTTGGGTATCTAATATACCAATACTTAACTTACCTGTTGAACCATCTTGCAGACCATGGATATTCTCGGGTGGAATTTCCAATGGAGATTTATAAGTATATATAATTTCCGTCTTAGTACTCATTTATATTTTCCATAATAAAAATAATGAGTTCCGCATTTTTAAAAGAATATGGGTTTTTAAAAAATTTTCTTCAGTATTATATGAATCTATTACAAAATGCTCCATCTGGAAATAATGGTGGAAATTTAACTACACCTATTCAATTCGATGCCAAAGCAAGTTTGATTGATAATGTTCTTTTAGATATTGAAGGTATTGTAGCGTATATTTATTATCAGGCATTTAATATTATTATGCCATCAATAAGAGGTAATGTAACACAAATAGAAGCAGATAATATTTATTCAATTTATGATGCTTTAGGTGCGACAAGACCAATATTAAATATTGTATAAAGAATAATAAAATGAATTTTGTTAGACCTGAAGATGTAGAAAACAAATATAATATGACATCAACATCTAAACAATTTCCAGCACCTAGACATTCAGGGTCTGTTCCTAATGTTATGGATCCAACCTTAAAACATCATCCTAATTCTTTATATCAAAAAAAACCTTCATTATTTGGAGAAGATATACGTCGTGATTTAGTTGGTCATATATATGAAAAAACTTCTTTGAATGAAATATTTTTTAGTTCATCAAATCTGGAATTATTACATTCAAGAATTCAAGAACAAGTATTTCAAATGTCAGGATCTAAACACCGAATTGATAAACAAAGTGATGACGATCTAAAATTAATTATGAGATCTTATTATTTAACATATGGCAAGAATGACCCTACAAGAATATCTGAAGATCTAGCAGATTTGAATTCTCGTGTAGTAGGTTATGCATCAGCAAAGATATTTAGTGAATTAGATTTTTATTTCTTTTATTTAAAAGACATTCAAGATTTTGCTACTCCTATTGCAAATCCTACAAATGTAAATGTATTTGGAACTAGAAGTAATGAACTAAAATCATTTTTTTAGCCATACATAATAAGGTTTTAATGTTCCTCCAGAACCTTCATAATAAAACGCCCCTTCATAAAAAAGATCTTGAGTTAATGCATATTCTTTCATTAGAGGAATAAATTCTTCTGTATTAGTATCTTCAATATACAAAACTAAATGACCATTCTGTAAAAGATACTTTGCTGATTTTTTAATTAAAGGTTTTAGAAATTCTGTCATAAATTCTTTAATTGATTTCCATTCTATCATATTATTATAAACTTCTTTTGTATAAAATGGCGGACTTGTAAATACTAAATCATATTTTTCTTGCAATCTTACAGATTGAAATCTACCAATTTTAATTTTATATTTTGATGGATCAGAAGCTTTATCTTTAATAATATTTTTATAAGGTTGTTCCATATCCGGATTTGAATCAATACCAGTATAATTACAACCATATTCAATCGCACATCTTAATCTATCACCCCATCCAGCAGTAGGATCTAACCAGTTAAGGGGTTTAAAAATTCTAAGAACTTCCATACCAGCTGGAAAAGGATATAAAGTACATTCTTTTCCTGAAGGAGTTTTACATTTTAATCTTTGTTTTTTTGAATATTTATCAGTTTCATCGATTAATTTCCAATTTTTAGATCTTGGAATAATTACCTTTTTTCCTCTAAATAATTCCATATTATACTGATGAAACAATATTTTTCTTTGTTGTTAGACCTGATATGAAAGATCTAAATAATTCTACGAAATTGAATGAAGGAAGGCATTTCTTTACATTCTCATCTTTAATAATTTCGGGTATTTCAGCCACAAGTTCAGGAATTTTAATATTCAAAACAGGAACAGCTTGGTCAACAGCTTCTTTAACATCATCTTTAACAGAATCGGCTGTAATAGACATATTTATATTTATTATTCTCTTAACATTTATATTATTTCATGAATTTTGAAAAATCACTTAGGAATGGCATAGCATCACCAGAATTAGAAACTTCTTCAAATCCTAAGTATTCATTATTAGGTTGAGGCAATTCATTAAAATGTGTAGATGAAGTATTATGTATAGAATCTAAATGTCCAGGAGCATTTTTAGAATCAGGACCAAAAATATCAGGATATACAGAATTAGTTTTATTTGCATTAGGACTTAATGTTGAATTTGATGTTGATTTAGGGTCAATAGGTTCAATTTTTGGACCTTGAATTTGTTGTTCAGGAGCATTATTTGTTTTGTTAGTTTTATCTTTATTTATATCCCAATGACCGGGTTTTTGTTTATGGAAATCTTTAACTTTTTTTAGATCGGCGTTAGTCATATGTTCAGTAAAAATAGGATTCCATACAATAATAATAAATAAAGAAATTAGGCCTAAAACTATTAAATAAGTATCCATATTTATTCTATTAAAAACGGAAAATTATATATTTGTTTCATATTTATTTCAAAATATAGAATGGAAAATATCACTAAATTTCTATTAAATAATATTGAAAAAAGTAAGTATGAATGTATTTATATTGGAATTGGAACATCAGCACGTAAATTTACTCTTGAAGAGTATGACGATGATATGAATCAATTATATCCTATATTTATGAGAACTTTGTATAAAGATAAACAAAAATTACTTATTCATTTTGATGAATGTTTCAAATCAAATGAACAGCGAGAATTTATTGAATTATATTTAAAATCAAATGAATTTCAACTCATTACAGGTGGAATTTGGTATTCATCAAAAGAAAAATGTAAAGCTATTATAGTTTCAAATCATTTATCTGAAGATGAAAGATTTGATATACTTAATAAAATATCAAGAACAACTTTAAAAACTAATGCTAAAATAATAGCGCAAGAATTTTCAGGAAGAGAATTATTATCTTCATTTAAACGTTTCTTTCAACAAGAATTTTCTTTAAAAGAAAAAGAAATATTACGTAATAATGTTGTATGGGATATAACATATGGACAAAATTGTCATTGTATGACACCACTAACTAAATATAAACCAATTATGAAAGATTGGACTACATCAAAAGATGGGACATTAATTTACAATAAAGATTCACAAAATTTCTTTAATATTTGGTCATATTCTAATGAAGAATTAATAAACTATATTAATTATTCATCTGAAATAGATAAGATCTTATATGAACATTTCTATAAAGAATTTCGAAATATTATTGATACTCATCATGTAAATTATAGAAGAAAGTTAATGGGTGGTACATTATTAACAACAACATTTGCATATAATGAAAGTTCGTCTCCTAATGAAATTATGGAATATATAATTAAAGAATTAGATCCTATGATAAGAATTTTATTTAGAATGAGTTCAATGACTCAAATTGAAAAGGATTCATTTACATTTAAATTAATTAGTTATAAAAATTATGATCCTTATAAATGGTATAAGGAAATCATTAATGGTATTAAGGTATAAATTTATATTTATCTCCCCAAATACCTTCAGATTTAATTAATTTGAAATTGAATTTTTTGTATAATTTCATAGCTCCTATATTTTTAGGATCTACATATAAATAAATAGATCTATTTTTGAGTTTTAAATGTTCTAATATTCCACTAATTAATTGTGAACCATAACCTTTATTTCTATATTTTTCTGAGACAAATACATCTCTGATAATATAAGCTGTATTATTATAAGGGTTTACGTATAATGAAGCAACAATTTCATTATTTTCTTTAATATTCATCCAATAAGAACCTTCTTTTAATTCTGTAGGCGAATTTGTACCAATTAATTTAGATTGTGTATATGTTGATGGTGTTCCAATATTCATTTATTATCTATTGACATAAATTCTGATTTATATTTAGATGTATTTTTCTCAGATGATTTAATACCTTCCCAATTCAAAGACATAGGATCATTTTTAGAATGATTTGCTTTCCATTCAATAAATCCAGTAGATGTTGTATTACCTTGAGTTGTGGGAAAAGGTTTTGTAGGATTATTTGATGTTTTAGGTAATTTTTGTTTACTTAATGCGTCTAAATATCCTTGCCAATTTGTTTGCATACTATTATTAATTTAGGTATTAAAAAATAAATGGATCCTAAACATCTAATTGAAAAACCAAATACTATAATATTTTTTTATATGGATGGTTGTCCATATTGTATAAAAACAGAACCTTATTGGAATGAATTAAAAAAGAAATATGGAAAAGTTTTTAAATTTTATAAAGTTGAATCTAAAGATGTAGATTCATCTTTAAAAGAAATATTAGGTTTAACGGGATTTCCTCATTTTTTAATTAATAAAAATGGTAAGAAAATCAATTCATCTGGAAGTAAAGAATCTTTAAAAGAACTTGAAGAAGGATTACAATTAAGTAAATCTTCAGGTGGTACTAGACGCAGACAACTTCTTAGAGGAAGAAGGAGACGTTCCCGTAAGCTTAGAAATACTATTCGGAAGAGAACCTAGTGATCCTTGTGCTTGCACATAAGTTTCAGATTTTAGTTTCGCATTTCTTGCTAAGAATGTACTTGATGTATCAGGAGCATCTTGTTCTTTTGATAAAAATTTTAGAAATCCATCTTGGTCACTAGGTATTGTTCCTGATTGTAATGTATGGAAAGTTCTCATAGCTTGAGCTTGATCAAATCTATCTGAGGTGTCCATATACATATCAGATGTTTCTACAAATGCTTCCACAATTTCTTTTTTAGTTTGTTTACTTGTGATAGGTGCAGCATCAGGTCTATTAGGATTATCTTGAATTTCTGTTAAAAGAGGATTCATAAAAGGGTTATCGGGTGTAGGCATTGTATATACTTTTTCAGGTATAAGAGAAGGAGCAGAATTTAATAATGTAAACGTTTCAACTAAATCTCTTTGAGTTGGAAATAAATAAGCAAATATCATTGTAGATAAAAGAACGAAAGGAATTGACCATAAATATTCTTTTTTGCTTGTACCTGCATATAAAAGAATTGAAAAATAAATAGTAAATCTAACGATGGCATTTAAAGATGTAGGAATGTCCATATCTTTAGTAGGAACAAATCTTTGAAATGATCCAGGCATAAATAATACTGAAGGATTTTTTGTCCATAATTGTTCTTGAGACATCTTCTTATTTATTTCTTCCGGTCTTTTAATTTTCTTTGTAAGCGAGCAAGCATTCTTGCTCTTCTTGCTTCAGGAGAATTCCCCATAATAATTTCAGGAGGTAAATCTGATTTAGCTGTTCCCATAGTTTCATTCATATAATCGCCAAACAATTCTTGGATTTTTTGTTTAAATACTTCAAATTCATTCATAATTCTTTCTTTTGTGAATTCACCTTTTTCAATTTTGTTTTTCATAATAGTTTGAATTTGTGCTTGGATTTTTCCTACTATAGGATGTTCTTGTAATTTTGAAGGATCATCCATAAATTCTTGAGGATTGATAGTTAAAACTTCTGATAAATCGATAGATTCAAATACACTTAGTAATAATGTAGCAAACATACTTTCTTTTAAATATTCAAAAAAATCACTTATTTTAGATGTTTTTGATTCATCTTCTAAAATCTTATCAATTTCATCTGTATTACTAAATTGTTCTTTAAACGCATCTAAAAGTTCAGGAAGCATATCTTTCAATTTAGATTTAACATCTCCATAAAACAAAGAAGAAAAAAGACAAGGTTGCATATGTCTCCAAATCAAATCAGGATTTTGTTTAAAAATTTCAGATAAATCTCCACCAAATAATTCTTTAGGTTCTGAAAAAACTGATGAATCTTTTTTTAGAATTTCTGCAATATCACTCATAAATAATACTTGGAATTTACCAATATCATTTTCATCTAATTTAGAAGATTTTACTATATCAGGAAATTTAGAGTTTAAATCAACTAAAAATTTCTTGAATGCTTTTTGAGAATTCATTTTATTATATTTAGAGTATAGTATATAAATTTCTAAATTTAACGATTACCACCTCTTGTATTCATTAAAGCTTTGTCCGATTCTCTTACGCATAAACATCCAGAATCATCAGAAAATCCACCAGATCCAGGACAGCATGAAGGTGAAGAAGGTGTATCAACTAAAAACATTAATTTATTTTGTTCAAGAGCTACATTTTGAGGTAAAGAACCTACTGGCATAGTTTGCCAACCACTACCATCTTGACTATCATAAGGACTCATAGAAGGACCATCTAAAGGCATCCCAACTTCTTTTTGCATAAACCCTTCACGAGAAGGAAAATATTTCATTGAAAAGCCCATAACTAAAGCAAGTAAAAACATCATAACAACTAATTGTGTACGTGTCATTTTCTTTATTTATCTTAAAAAGAATTTAAATACCTGCTAGTAGAGAAGATATGTATAAAACTAAAGCTAATAAAGGGAAATTGAATAATGCCAATATAACAGCAATAATTAACATAGCAATAACAAACCCTTTAATAATTGAAATAAATAATGAAATAAATCCTTCAATAAATGAAACTACCGATAAACCAAAAAACGCAGTTATATAACCACTTCCTGTCATTTTTCGTAATAAATCTTGAATTTTTACCATTAGATATGCAAACGCACTCATAGGGCCATTTGCTTTTTGCAGAGTAGAATTTGTGAATGCTAAAATAAATTTACGTATAGTTGTAAATAAATTTCTAAATAATTTCAGAGGATTTAGAATAGATGATAAAGATTCAAATATTAAAGCAATTTGAGCACCAAATAAATCTGTCATACTTGAAACTAAATCTTTTCCCATAAGATTCATACATTTTTGAAAATTTCCATCTGCAGTTTCTGATGGATCTATCCATGAAGCAAAAGGCATATATATAGGATTACATCTATGTAACGACCAATTGTTTTTGATATTACCTAAATTAGCAACAATATAAAAATAAAATACAGATGTAAGAGCTAATAAAAAAGTCCCTATAAAAATATATGGCATATTTCCCTATTATATTAATTATGATTTAAAGTGCGCGTATAATTTTACCTGGCGGACCATTCCATGCTGATTGACCAGTTTCAACTCCAGTAAACATAGTATATACAAGAGTAGCAAATGTAGCTACAATTCTACCCATTAGAGTTTGTATACGTATCATTAAATATTGCATACTTGACATTAAATTAGCAATTTTTCCAAATACCATTGAAAAAACCATACCAAATCCACCTCTAACATTACTAAACAAACCTCTCATATCACCTAAAGTTTCTGAAATCTCACTTAATGAATCTCCAACAATTGACATTTGGCCATGTAAAGGATCCATAGCAGCACCAGCATAATCACCAAAACTTTTATTTGTACATTTTACAAAATTACTAAATGGATCTACACCTACGTATGATGCCATAGGCATATATATTGGATTACATCTTAATTCTGACCAATTATCTTTTAAGTATTTGACTTGTGCCGATCCAAGATAACTTAAAGACACAATCATGGCAGTCAAGGTTGTTAAAATAAAAACTAGCATTTTTTATCCTTACTAAAAAGGGACGATATCATTCTACGAATTTTTTTGTCTTGGAATGAACATAAATAAGAATGAAAGTTTCTCAAACTATGAAGTTGGGTTTAGTTTTAGGTGGAATCGTATTAGTCGCTGTTGTTATGAATAATTATTCTTCAAGTAAGATGTTTGTAGGTGAAGGTATGGAACAACTAAAAGGTTCTTTGGGTGTTCAAGGTCCCTTAGCTGATGGAGGTCCTATGGGTGTAAGCAAACATTCCGCTGGCGGTGATGCTCAACCTGTAGAATCTCTACAAGCTCGTCACCCTGCGTCTCAAGGCACATATACGGAAACCACTTTATCATCAAGTGAATTACTACCTAAAGGTGAACTAGGAGCTTCATGGGCATCTGTAAATCCTGGTAGCGTAGCTGATCTAAAAGGACAAAATTTCTTACAAGCCGGTTACCATACTAATACGGCTATTGGCGGTGTACTACAAACTAATAGAAATCCTTCCTATGATATTAGAATTCAACCTATGAATCCTCAAGGTTCTGTAGGTCCTTTCCTAAATTCTACAATTGAAGCACCTGCATTCCCTACAGGTATTTAATAAAATTAAAAAAGTGTGCTTTTAAAGCACTTTAAATTTATTCACTTACTAAATCGTGGCGGTGACTTGTCAGCCAAAGCAAACCACCATTATGGCCTCCTGAACGCGATCAACAACCGCGCCAGCAGTTGTCTTTACGGCTTCATAAAACGCAGCAGTATCTGCTTCAACCATCTCCTGATAGGGTGACAAATAGCCACCCTCATCAGTTGGAAACAAAGAATCTTCGTCCTCCGTAAACTCCGCACGCTGATCTTCTTCATTCATGAAGTGTTTTAAGGCGGATTTTAATTCTGCCGACTTTTTAAAGTGGCTTTCAATCCACGACCGAAGCCGGACTTTCGCAGAATAAGTAATAAGCCACTCATCGGCTTTAGGGAGCTCCTTACGAACCTCCTTCTTAAAGTGTGCCAAGGCAGACATAATTGCTCTTTGAGCTCAAATTTAATAACATATATTTCTTATAAGAACTAAATTCGTTTTTATAAGAATAAGAATGTTACCTATAATTTTAGGTGGTACAGGATTAATATTAGCTTCTTTATATATGCAAGGACCAACAAATAATGTTAGTGTTCGTAGTACATTAGATAATAAAGAATATAAAGTTCAGAATTTACCTGATAAACAAGAGGCAGCAAATTTATTATCAAAAATTAAAAAGAATTTAATTGAAATTATGGATGACTTAAAATCTACACAACATAATCCACCATATGAAAGATTATATGCAAGGTTCAATCCTGAAAATTTAGAAGAAAATGATATTAATGCATCATCAACATCTTATTCTGAAAATAAAGGTGAAAAAATTATTGTTTGTATGCGTGATAAAACTAAAGAACCTTATCCATTCGTAGATGAAAATACTATAATGTTTGTTTTATTACATGAACTAGCACATTTAATGACTGAAAGTATTGGCCATACACCAGAATTTTGGACAAATTTTAGAACTCTTTTACACGATTGTATTAAATGTGGTAAATATACCCCCATAAATTATTCACAAAATCCTGTAGATTATTGTGGTATGACAATAAGTGATACACCATTATAAAGTAAAAAAAATTATTATTTAATTTTAGATAACAATAATTCCATCAGGAAAATGTTCAAGAATCTTTGAAATTTGTTCTTCCATAGATCCTTCTAACCCTCTAATCTCTGAAATTTTTAGAAATTCCAAAGTTGTTTCTTTTGTAGGAGTGTTATAAAACTTATCTATAATAATTCTGTTATATGTAGGAAGATCTACCATTCTTCCATCACCCATATCTATTGAAAGAATATGAGGTGTATGAGCGTTATCAGGAATTTCTACTTTTATAATTTTACCATCTTCGCTACATATAATTGTAGGAACATGTTTATTATAAACTTCCATCCTTGGAAATAATCCCATTAAAGGCGGAGGCGCTTGTGCTTCCGGAACAGCAAATATTTCTGTGCCTTCGAAAGGACACGTAATCTGTGTAACAGGATTATCTAAATAATAATAGTTAATACAATCTTTAAGAACAAACGACATTTCCTCATTCCATTCTTCGAATGAGTATTTTTTGACAATACGAATCTCCTTGTTGTTATACATATAAACTTTATCTACTTGAATTTGATCACAGGTCAATGCTACCATTTTTCCCTTTTTTAAATATAAAAATTATAATTTAATTTAAATAAATTCGTTTTTACAAACATTACATTAAAGTGTGTACTTCAATTACTACATTATCTACCTGAACTTTTTCAACTTTAAATTTAGAATTAAGTGTAATCCACGAAGATTTATTGGGTTCATACTCATCATTTCTTACTAACGCATATTTTGCGTCAATACCCCATTCATCAGCTGTACGCTGTAAATATTCTACCCACCACAAAATGTTATTTGGATCGCCATTAAGATGATACAATCCAAAATGCCCTCTAAGAGTTCTAATAGTAACTTCCCATTCGCAATTTGGAATACGGTCTCCTTTTATAATAATACGAGGAGGTGCCATCTTTGTAATAAAAATATTAGTATAAAATATAAATCCATTTTTATTCGGCACATAAACAATCAACATATAATTCTTTACAATATTGACATGTATCATGAATACAATTAATACAACAAATTGTATGATACATATTATTATTTTCTTGACAATCTTTACAAATAGTTTTAAAATCAAAATATTCTTTTTTGAATGAATTTGTACATTTATAAGTATCTTTTTCGTAATAACATGATTGATACGGTTCTAACTTAGAAGTATCTTTATTGAAAATATAAATAATTCCATATGCATCAGAATTATATCTTAAATAATCATTGAACTCTTCAATACATTTAGATATTTGTGGGTTTTGATTCGAATTCTTGAATTTTATTAATCCTAGCATTTTTCTTTTATTACTAAAAATATTCTTAAACTTTTTTATCCGTTTTAAAAACGGAAATGTTTTCTTAAAATTACAATTTGTAATTAAGAAAAGATGGCAGCTTATACCAAACTACAATTACATGCTTTATTTGATATTGAAAGACGTAATAGAGAATATTCTTATATTCTAGCTAAATCAATTAAAATTAAAAATGAAGTTTTAGAAGAAGCTAAAAAAGGTTATTATAAATATTCATGGACATCTGATGATTTAATTACACAAATATTATTAGTAGAATTGTGTAAGAAACTACAAAGTATATTTGTAGATTCAAGAATTACACGACGCGATATGGGAATAGATATAGATTGGTCGTAAAATAATAAAAATGAATTATTTTAAATCTGTTTTTTTATTAATATTAAAAAAGATGGGGATTATCCATTCAAGTCCAATTATTGTTAGTAATACAACTAGTCCAGTTTCAGATAATGAAACAGATATAACCAAATTAAGAATTAGGATTCCTAAACATCCTACATGTAATGTATGTGGAAAATTTAGTTCAATTGTTGAATTAGAAGAAAAAGGACATTATATTAATCGGTATCATATTTATTGTTCATATGTTAATGATTCAATATGTATTGGAGAACTTGTAATTAATTAAAAACGAATTTTAATTCAACTAAATATTTTTCATTATTAATTTAATAATGCAACAATGTTCAGCTATTAAACGAGATGGTTTTCCATGTAATATTTTATTGGAAGAATCAGGAAGATGTAAGAGACATTGTTATAAAAATTATGGACCTAATGAAACTTTAATAATTGAACTAGGTTATATTCATAATAATTATGTACGTGATACTCGTAGCCGTTATTTTGATGGACATATTGATAATGATGAATTAAAAAGACGTCTTCGTGTTGAAACACTTAGATATAATTCTCAATTATTATTATTTGAAGATAGATTTCGACAACAAATTATAGCAAATGAAGGAATTGATCCTGATCAACCCTTTAGACAAAGAAGGAGAGAATTAGCAGCTCAAAGAGCTGTAAGAGTTCGTCAAAGATGGCGAGATTATTTGAATAATATAAATCGCATTCGTAATAATAATCATATTAATGTCCAAGGAGGACAATTAGCTGAATTTACAGGTGATAAACAAAATGTTCATACTGAAATTGTTATTAAAAAAGTTAAAGAAACTGTTGAAAAAATCTTAAAAGTTGATGTACCATTAGAATATAAAACTGATACATTAAAAACTCTAAGTGAAATTATAGGTGAATGTAAATTATCTAAAGAATCAACATTACAAATGACTCAACATTATTGTAATGATCATGATATTTATGATTTAGGTAAAGGTATTTATGCTAATGTCTTAAATGGCGTTTGGCAATATATTAAAACTTCTGAACATTCAGAAGATTTGAAAAGAATTCTTAAAAGTGAATTGGAAGATAATATTGGTATGTGTGCACAAGGCAACTTATCAAGATTATGTAATATCCTATCTGGATATATGGAAGAAATTGATATAAGATCATTAAATGAAATAATTTCTGATAAATTATCATCTCTTCTTGAAATAGAAGATATTCGTGAAAGAATTGTTCAAGCAAGATCGTTTCTTGATTTACATGAAATTCCAAGAGAAAATTGGAAAGAATGGTTAGTTCCTTTAATGGAAGATGATGATCATCATGATATTCCAGCTGAATTACTAGCTTAAAATAATAAATAACGGATTTTTTTCTTAATTAAGTTTTCTTAGTCAAGAAAAAATGGAAGAAGAATTATTATCAATTATAGATGAAATTGAATGTTTAAGAAGATTAGATAAATATGATGAAAATATTAATACATTTGTATTAATTTATAGATTAGAACAACAATATCAGCAAATTCTAGAAAAAATTAAAGATAAAGAATCTAAATGTTCAAATTGTAAACATAATTTTGAACATGAAAAACATAAGAATTATTATGAAGAATTAATTTTATGTGATGAATGTTTAGAATCGTTTACAAATGGCCCTGCTGAAGAAGATACAGATATGACCGAATTAGTTGAATTAGTTCAAGGTTTTAATACCAAGTAAAAAAAATCCTCTAATTTGAAATTTATGTATAGTTGTATGTATATTAGGAAGTTCTGTAAATGTATCAAAGTCATAATTTGAAGGTAATTTCAAAAATATATATTTAGGTCTCCATTCTTGTTCTAAAATACTTTTTAGATATTTATCTACATTATTGTCACCAAATTTTAAAACTAATTTTTCTTTATCTTTATAATCGGGTCCACCCCATGGAGGATCAATATAAACAAAATCAACTTTTTTCTTAAATAATTTAGTTGCATCACCTAAATGTAAATGAACATTTTTTAAATCATATATTTCAACATTATTTTTCAAAGCTTCAAAATTTATAGGATTTAATTCATATGAATCAACTTCTTTAAAATTTATACCAAATCTTATTGTATCACCGCCAACATTACCGCTTAAATCAGCAATAGTTTTATTTTTCAATACCTTACATAATTTTTTCATAGCTTCAATGATTTTTAATGAATCATGACTTTTAGTTATACTATATTCACCTTCAGGTGTTAGCTTTAGCCGACTATAATCTAATCCCGGTTTCTTTGGAAACATCCTACTAAGTTCTATTACTCTTCCACCATGAAAACTATGTTTAGGAGTATAACTAAAGAAATATTTTAGAAAAGCTTTTGAATTCTTATTCGTTGATAATTTTTCATATAAATCTGATTTTTCTTTTTTCATATCCATAAGATCTTTTTGTTCACCCGTACATGTAATTGGAGTTAATAATTTATATCTTCTTTTTCCAGCATCATTAGCTAAATCCATTAATTCTTGAGTTGAACAAATAATACGATCTTTTGATGTATGTTCAATAAATTCTTTATCAGCATATATCATAGCAAAGAAAAAGTTTAAGAGTGTAGGAATAGAAGCAATTTTCATTTTATTTTGTAATTCATGATAACTATGACATGCAGAAGTTTCAAATATTCTAACTAATAATTTATTATTTAATGTTATATCTGTATGAGGAGGTAAAATTTCAGCATATTCATTAAAGCTTTCAGATTTCAGATTTTTTAAATTTAGAATATGTATTAATTTTTTAACTAATGTATCAATATGTTCAGGTATACATAAAAGATCTAAAGGAAATATCCACTTTTTTAATTGTTCATCAGCTTGGAATGTAGCAGCATTAAATCCAAGTAAAATAATATTTTGATCTTTTAAAATATGTTCAATTTTAAATTGAGTTTCAGAAGGAATATGTTTATCATGAAATTCCTTTTCTTCCAAAGGACATTTAATAGGATATTCTTCATTTAATAATTTTAATCTACCATAAACTTTTTTCCATCTCTCAACAAATCCTCTAGGTCTTGATAATTCTAAATAAACGGACATTCTTAAAAAATTAGGAGGAACATAATTAATATTATCTTTTGTAATACGATCTTTCCATAATTCTTCAAATAATTCATGTTCCATTGAAGTTACATCTGCTACACCTGTATAATTAGCAAATACTTTAAACGTTCCTAAATGCATACCAGGTTTAACTTCGACATTCTTAATACCAGCTTTAACTAGAATATCGGCAATTTGTTTAGCATGTTTTTGAGGTGTAGTAGTAAAGAAATCATAATCGGGTATATCTTTTTCTATATCATAAAATTGTTTTTCTTTAGGAAGTAAATTATTTATAGCAGTGCCTCCATAGCACATCGTTTTAGAATGCTGAAGAAATTTTTTAACTATACTCATCATCTTATGTATTAAAGGATCTGAAGCTTCATTTTTATCTATGATTTCTTGTGCTTCTTTTGCTGCTTTTTCTATCTCTTCCATTATTATTTTAAATGAAAATGAATTTTGAATTTTGTTTTATTTTATAAGGTATAAGAAAGGATGCCTAAACGTCCATCACGTGAAAATGCTAAATTGCGTAAAGCAAGTGCTGATTTTAAAGATGATGACAATAAAAAATCAAAAAAAACTGAAATTGTTGTTCAATTAGATGAAAGATCAGAGTCAGAATCATCATACGTACCATCAGATGATGAAATGGTATCAAGATTACTTGAATTTATGAAAGAAGAACCTAAACAACCACCTAAAAAAAGACAGAGAAAAAGAAAAGAATCAATTATTGAACCCATATTACGTCTAACAAGAAAAGAATTAATTTATTTTAATACTTTATCAGTTGAAAAAAAACTAGAACTAAATTCATTTATGGAAAAAATTAAATATTTTCAACAAGAAAGTGAAGTTCCATTAAAATTTCGTATTTTATCTTTACCAATTTCAGAATATACAAAATCAAGTGTACTTAAAAAAATTGAATCTATGGATGATGATGGTAATGATTCATATAAATTAAAAAATTGGGTAGATGGATTTCTAAAAATTCCATTTGGAAAAAATGTACCAGTAAGTGTAAAATTTTCTGATGGTAAACAAGCATGTTCTGAATTCTTAAAAACTTCAAAAACAACTTTAAATAAAGCTGTTTATGGAATGAATAATGCAAAAACTCAAATTATGCAAGTTCTAGCACAATGGGTAACAAATCCTGAATCTATAGGTAATGTTATTGCTTTACATGGTCCTGCAGGCGTAGGAAAAACATCAATTGCTAAATACGGTATTGCCAAAGCTCTTCAAAGACCATTTAATTTCTTTTCTTTAGGTGGAGCATCAGATATAGCAACATATGTTGGCCATTCATATACATATGAAGGTTCAATGTGGGGACGTATAGTAGATTCTATAATGCAATCCGGATGTATGAATCCTGTCTTATATTTTGATGAATTGGATAAGATTTCAGGAACGCCTCATGGTGAAGAAGTTGCAAGTATGTTAATACATTTGACTGATCGAACACAAAATTCTCAATTTCATGATAGATATTTTGCAGGTATAGATATTGACATGTCTCAATGTTTATTTGTGTTTTCTTTTAATGATATTAATTTAGTTAATCCAATTTTAAAGGATAGAATGCAAGTTATAAATTGTGGAGGTTATTCTGATACAGAAAAACAAACTATTTTAAAAGATTATATATGGCCAGGATTAGTTGAAAGATTAAGATTTACAAAAGAGGACATTGATTTAAATTTAGAATCAATTAAATTCTTAATTAGTGAATATTCATATAAAGAACAAGGTGTTCGAAATTTAATTCGAGCAGCTGAAACATTAATTACAAGAATTAATATGCTTAGAATTGCAGATGATGAAGTAATGAAAGAATATAAATTCTTTATTCCTCTCACATTTCCTTTGAAACTAGGAGAAACAAATATACGTAAACTTTTATGCGATTTACAACCAAAAGAACCCGAAGCATGGAAATCTATGTATAATTAAGAACCTACTCTAAGTTTAGTGTATACAGCTCCACCTGTACATCCTCCACAAACAACACCGCCTAAATTATAATCTAATTGTAAATTGTAAGATTGTTTTTGACTTTGAGATAATCTTGTAACATTGGATTTTAATTGGGTATACAATATTTTAGATTTTAATTGTTTTGTATAATCTGATGAATCTCTAGGCGCAAAACCATGTTTCCATACACGATTAGACACGGATACTGTGCTTTGTGAACTCATATTATATTTAATCTAGGAAAAATTAACGTTGGGTTCTTAGATTTTAATTCATTAATTATTGAAATAATATTATCTAAAGTATATTCTCCACTTAAATAATTTTGTAATGAAATATTTTTAGAACATAATGTTTTAAGCAATGCTTCATCAATAAATCTTAAAGCAGTTATTCTAAATTGATCACTATATAAAGTACCTAATCCAACATTTTCAATTCTAGTATCATTATATTTTAGAATTGAATAATACTGACCTCTTCCTGAATATAAAGAACTATTTTCATTACATGTAGGAATAATGTTATTTAATACAACTGGTGGATTTTGTAATAAAAATAATTTATTAGCACTCATTTATAATAAGAATGATAGATATTTTATATTTTTTATTAATGATTTTAGTTTTCTTAATAGTAAGAGTTTATTATTTACGTGAAAATTTAACTATGCAAGAATTAGAAGCACAAAATATAATTCTTGGAAAAGAAGTACATAAAACACAATCTGATTTTAAATCATTTATCGAAAAATATGAAGAAGATCAAAAAAGAGTTAAAGATGCTTCAGATAAAGCTACATCAGCCCAAGCTGCTTTAAGTGCTGCTGCTCATTAAGATTTTTGTAGCCACCATGTCTGTGCAAAATAAGGTGGAACAATACCGATAGAAGATCTATCTAATTTTGGTGTATTTAAAGATAAATTATATATATCATTTTGATCTAATAAAGTAGGATAATAATCAATTGAACCAACTTTTCCATTAAATCCACCTTTAGGAGTTATAAGAACATTAGCAGAATTTTGTTTAGGTAATTGATTTAATGTATGATGGGTATGTAAAGTTCCATTAATATAAATATTAGTTGAATATTGATCTACAACTATACCTACATGTAACCATTTCTTAGCAGGAATATTTGAAATAGGAATGATTTCTTTAGTTCCATACGTATCAATATAAATTAATAAAGAATTTGTATTTGGATCAATTACTAGAGCAGGACAACTAATTTTTAAATCAGGTGTACCTTTTGTAAATATAATTTTAGGTTCGCCATATTTATAATTAAAATCATCAATAAGTATCCATGTAGTATAAGAAAATACTAAACCTTTTTTTTGATTTTGAGATACTTGTATATTACCAGAATAAGTTGATTCAGTTTTACCATCTTGAATTGAAGAAACTAAGTTTGATCCTCCTCCTGATAAAGATGAATATGAAAAATATTTCAAAATAATGTATACAACAATAAAAACAATTATCGTTAAAATAATACTTAATAAATAATCTTCCATTATTATTATTATTTTAAAATATTTATTTAAAAAAGATTATATTATAACTTATAACTTACATTACTTTATTAAAAGTAACATGTTATTAATCAATTATTTGATATGTTACCAAAATCATCAAACAGATAATTATCAATCCAATTATGGATATAGTTTCACTAACTGATGTATTGCTCCTTAGATCAAAATATAAAGAATAATTAAAATTTAGATATTCAATAAGTATATTAGGATCAAATGATTCATCACGCATTACTATTAATAGAAATACGATTATAATTAACAAAACGCGAATTTCTAATTTTATGTACTATATAAAATTTAAAATAATAAGGAAATTCTATAAATAAAAGTTCCGTTTTAATAAAAATTAGGGATAATTTCCTATTTACTTCTTTAATTAACTTTTAATTATTTTCTTCAATTATGTTCGCCACCCAACAAAGGACAAACATGACGCATGATGGAACCAGAATCCACATCATCAAATTAATACTCCTAGATTTACTAGGAGTTAGTTCTTTATATGGTTCGGGCGAAACTGATGGAGTTGCTTTCACATTGTTGTTTTTTAGAACCCGATTCATGTTTTTAAGATGCATAAGGTCAACTCCCAACTTCATCACCGGGTATGCTGCACTCGTTGTTTGAATTATAGTCAACAACGCCAAAATCACTACGATTATTTTACGCATAGAAGACACAATAAAAGTTTAGAATTTTAGATTCAATTAATTATAAAAAAAAATTCCGTTTTTACATTAAAAAATTAATAAACTTAAAAATGCCTCCACGCAAAAATAAGAAATCTACTATGGAAATTAAAGAAACTCCAATAATATTTTTTTTGAAAATTAATGAGAATCAAGATACAATATGTCCTGTAGGTGAAAAAGTTTCTTATTCTGATATTCTTTCACAAACATTTATAGAAAATACAGCAGAAGAAAGATTTTCAAATGATATTTTAAAACCTCTTTTAGAAAATATACATAAAGAAAAAGAATATTCAAGAACTACATCATGTTTTTGGTGTTGCTATGGATTTAATACAACGGCATTTGTTTTACCTATTACATATGATACATATAAAAATACATTTATTTGTGAAGGACATTATTGTTCACCTGAATGTGCATTAGCATTCTTGTATAATGATTATTCAATTTCTGATAGTTCAAGATGGTATAGACATTCATTACTGATACAATTATATGGATTTTTATATGAACAATATATTATTAGTCCAGCACCGCCAAAAACTTTATTAAGAATGTTTGGTGGACCTTTAGATATAAAACAATATAGAAATTATTTAAAAAATACAAATGATTTGATTTCATCTAAATTACCACCTATAAGAATGTATTTCCCAAGTATGAATATTCAAGGTCCATTAAGAGATTTCAAGAAATATGTTTCTTTATCAAATGAAGTTTTAGATAAAGCTTCAGAATCATTAAGATTAAAACGTACAAAACCTTTACAAACAAATATTCCTACTTTAGATATGTGTATTACACGTTAATAAATTAATTAAAAATAAAATGAATTCTCAAATATTAGATTTATTAAAATTACATCTAATATTTACAAATTCATCAAATTCATTACAAATATTTATTTTAATAACTTTAGTTGAATTCTATCCTAAATATTTACCTTATTTAACGGAATACTTTTTTCCTAAACGAATTTTGAATGATCCACCTAAACAACAAATTAAATCTGAAATACAATTTGAAAGACAAAAAGAAGATAAGAATGCAAAACAAAATAATTATTTTCAAAATAGAATGGATGCTGTTATTTATACTATATCAAAAATCCCAACAATAACTAAATTATTATCTATAACTCACCATGATTATTTACCTTATGAATACGAATATGTTAAAGTAGATGAAGATATATATTTCCAATTACTTGATATAAGATTTTCTGATGGAAATGTAGAGTTATTAAAATTCAGATTATTTTCTTATAATCATGAATCTATTTTCTTACAATCTTATGTAGAATCGTGTATTTTGAATTATGATAGACATATGTCAAATAAACTAGGGACAAATAAATATTATTTTGATATGATGGTACAACAAAAAACTAGATCAACTATGCAAAATACATTACCATCAAATTTCATAATGTTTACAAAACATAAATTCCAAACTTCAAGAAATTTTAGTAATGTATATTTTGATGAAAGAGATTCTTTGAAAGCACATACTGAATTTTTCTTAGAACGAAAAGATTGGTATCATTCCAAAGGTATACCACATACTTTGGGATTTATGTTTCATGGTGAACCCGGATGTGGAAAAACTTCAACTATTAAAGCAATTGCAAATGTTGGTAAAAGACATATTATAAATATTCATTTATCTGAAATTAAATCTAAAGAACAACTAAATCATTTGTTTTTTAATGATGAAATAAACGTATGGGATAATGGTAAAACTGAAAGATATACTATACCTGTAAATGAACGTATGTATGTGATAGAAGATATTGATGCTATGGGAGATATTGTTCTAAAACGTGATTTCAAAAAACCCGAAATTCATAAAAAAGAAATTAAAATGGATGAATTTGGTAATATTATTCAAGAACCTGAACAAAATCCCATTGATTTATCTTTTCTCTTAAATTTATTAGATGGCACATTAGAATCTGAAGGTAGAATTATTGCTATAACAACAAATTATCCTGAAAGAATTGATAAGGCCCTGATTAGACCTGGACGCATAGATATGATTGTACATTTCAAAAAATGTTCTCTAAAAACATTATGTGAAATGGTAGGATCATTTTATGATAAAGAAATTGTTGATACTGGTTTAGCAGATTTAGAAGGAAAGTGGACACCTGCAGAAATCAATCAAATCTTATTCCGTAATTTCAAAGATTCTTCTAATGGATTATATGAATTAATTTCTCTAAATCCCGCGGATTTATACGGATTTGAAAACTAAAATTGTAGAATTTTCAAACATAGTTTCATGAGAAGATCAATATATTTCCATACAACATCTTTAGAATTTGGTGACATATCTTTAACATATTTCTTAAGTTTGTGTACAATATTTAAATCTACATCACCATGCTGTGTATAATCTTGATCTAAGAAAAACGATTCATCTTTATTAAGAATCTTATCTTTATACAAATCTACAATATTTTCTTTAACAAATTTCACTACTAAAATAGGATTTGTAGATTTAAGTAGATTTAGTGTAGTAATAAAAACAGGAAAATCTGTGTCATCGGGATACATATTTTCTAATTGTTTTAGAAAATCAGTGAATTGATTAAAAAATGTATCAATAAGAATTTTTTTGGACATTCTTTAGTTTATTTTATTTACGTTGAATTCCATTAAACTCACTTTTACGCTCTTTTTGCATAGCTTCTAATCTCGCAGCAATTTCACCTGTTGCCTTTCCTTTATCCAAGGTATTTTCAGTTTTAGGTTCTACAGGACCACCAGTAATATTTGTATTTGATCCTAAGAAAGTATATAAACTATTTCCGTCGGATGAAAATGATGTAGGTGTATTCCAATCAGAATAAGATTCACTTAATGATCCCATACCTTCAAATCCCCATGCCGAAATATCACCAATATTTTGACTTGCTTGTTGTTGCTGTTCTTTTGCAGGTAATTCTTTTCTTGCATTTGTAGGTTTAGCAATATAACCAAAAATATCTTTACCTACAACAACTTCTTTTGATTCGGGGTTATACAAAGTAGGAACTTTTTTTAAGAATTGAGGAATTTGATTTCTTGGTAATGATTCAACCAAAATAAATTTATAAAGAGAAGATTTGTTAAGAGCTTTTAAAGTTTCAATAATTTGTTTACTATGCGGACACTTTTCACTATAGAATAAATAAGGTTGAGACATTTGTTATTTTAATTAAAGGGAAAAAACGGAATTAAATAAGAACGTAATTTATATAATAATAAAAAGATGGCGACGTTCCATGTAAAAAAATCATCTGCATTTCATTTTAGTTGTGAATTCCAAGGATTTCCTATAACATTTATTAATGGTCTAAGACGTATTCTTGTAGGTGAATATTTACCTATGGTAGTACTAAGAGATATTAATATATTAGTTAACACTACTCAAATGCCACATGAAATGATTAAACATCGTATGGAATTATTACCTATTAATATTGATACTGATAATGCAGAAGTAATTAAAAATGCTTTAGTTGAACTTAAATGTTTTCCTATTCCTGACAAGGATAGAATTCTAACTACAGATGATTTTAATGTTGAAAAAGGTCCTAAATCTTTACTAATGAAAGATAGAGATCTTGATAAACCTCTAGTTTTCATAAAAGTTCGTAAAGGTGAAGAAATTCACATAACAGGGAAATTAGCAATTGAAAAAGGTTCTTATGTATGTACAGCATCATATAATTATCATATTGATCCCGAACGTGCAAAGCTTGATAAAGAAGAATATATGAAAAAAGAAGATGCTGATGAAAGAGTATTTGATAATTTCTATATTCAAAAATCTTATTCAGTTGATGATAATGGTCGTCCTAATTGGGTAGATTTTAATATTGAGAGTGTAGGAACTAAATCATGTAAAGAATTATTAAAAGAGTCAGTAAAAGAATTAAGAAAGTTATTAGATGAATGGGTCGAAGAAGCTTTGGAAAATATTGCTCGTGAATCTGAAAAAGATGTTTATTCCATTTCACTAAAGAAAGGATCACATACAGAAGGATCACTTCTTCAAGAAACTATTTATCATCTACAAAAAACTGGATTTGTAGGTTATGATATTTTACATCCTCTTGTAAAAGAACTTAGTTTGAAATTCATTACTGAATCTAAACCTGAAGATATTTTAAAAGATGCTCAAAAACATATTCACGATTATTGTGAAATAGTAGAAAAATCATTATAATAATAATGGAAGGTATATTAGTATTTGATCCAACTTCAGAATTTGAATTATTAGAAACTATTGATGATTTTCAAGAACAAATTACAAGACCCGAAGAACTACGATTTTTTACTTTGGATGAACAATTACAAGATTTTTTTGAAAAAAGTTTGCCTCAAGGTAAACCTACATCATATCAATTAAAAGAATTAAGATATGATAGAGATCGTATTCGTAAAGCTTATTCTAAATTAATTACAATTACGGATACAGATTATTTCTTGAATTTACATAGAACATCTTTAAATGTTGATTGGATTTTACCATCATATAGTGAATTCAAATACAAACCTTATTCTTTTGAAAAAGAATATAATCCTTTATTTTCACAAGCATCATTAAAACAATCAAATTATTATCCAAGATTAATTGATGCTTTACCCAAACCTTTTAATTCAACAGGCGAAGGTTTACAAATTACAAAGAATGAATTGCTTGTTAATAAAGATGGAATAAATGATATACATGCTCTAAATTTTTATTCAAGAACGAAAAGAGTTATTAGAGACGATGGTTCATCAGATTTAATTAATATTGATTTTCTTTCAACTTTAGATGATATTAAAATTAATGGATATTTCTTAAAACAAAGATTATTGGAATTACCTAATCCCCTAGAATCACATCCATTCTTGAAATCTAATAAAGAATCTTATTATGAATCACAATTGCCATTATTAGATTTATATCCTTCATTAGAAGCTATTATGGAACATGCTATACCTGTATTAAATGATCCTTATAATGAAGGACAAAAATATTTGAAATTATATGATATTAAATTATCACAAATTCCATGGAGTTTATGGAAAACAAGATTTCCTCCTATCGAATTAAAACAAACACCTAAAAAAGTTCTGGAATTAGATTTTCCTAAACTAGAAAAAAAACAACCTTCGGACATATTACAAAAGAATTATTTAGAATCTTATTTTCCTGGTATGGATGAAAGATTATGGCTTTCTAAACAAATTGATGGTGGATATTTTATAGGACAAATATTAATTTCTGCTTCAAGTTCTTCAGGAATAGTTGCTCTAGGTTCACCCGAAGGTCCAGTAATGGAACATCCTAGAACATCTGCAGAAATATGTCAGAATTTATTAGGTGATTTTGATTCTTTCTTACATGCTGGATTATATAGACAAGGACCAAAAAATAAAGATGGTATTGAAATTGGTGAAGGGACTTGTGTTCCTATTGGCTTTATACAACAACAAAAATCATTTGAATTAACTCGTAATAAAATAGGATGGAAAGAAAATACAGATTCTGAAATCTTATCTAAATATAAAAAATTACTTAAATCATTTCAAGTAGAAAAATCTAAACCTATTTTAATGAAATATGAAAAATTTGAGAATTTAATTGAATCTGAAAGACGTAAAGATGTTCTAACTATTTTAGAAGATACACAAAGAACATCAGAAGATAAATTTAATGCTATTGAATTATTATTAAGAGATTTACAAAATATTAATAAACAATACGTTGATCTAAATAAATCATTTGTTATTTGTGAACATACTTTAAATATTTTAAGAGGACAATTAGATGATAATACACAATCTTTTTTGAATGAATGGACATTTATACAATTAGGTAAACGCATATGTAAATATTGTGGTGAAGAAGTTTCATCTAAAGTTCTTATTGCAGTTGAAGAATATGATGATTCAGGAAGATTAGTTATGTCATATGAATCATTAAATCAAGATACGTTTATAGGTGAAAAAACTATAGAAACATTTACAAATTCTCTTTTGAAAATGAAAGATAAATTTGATTTAAATCATGGTGGTGAAAGTTTACTATATATTTTAATCGCATATTTACAAATTCTTCCTCAAGAAACACAATTAATAAGTGTTCTGGGATTTATTAGAAATATGACAAAAGCTTTAAAAGCAAGAAAAATTCAAAAAGATGATCAAGATAGAATTGAATGTATTCTTGGATTATGTGGATTAATAACTTTATTACAAGTACATATACCTTTCTTAATACCAAGAAGAACATTTGGAAATAAACCTTTAAGCTTAAACGGATTTCCTCGTGATTCTGAATCTATAAATGAAAGTCCAATAATTGAATCAATAATAAATTTAACTAGTAAAGTATTTGAAGAATTGCCATCTGTAAGAGGACCTTTACAATCATTATCAAAAATCATTCTTTCAAAACCTAAAAAAATAAAAGATGAATTAATACCATTCTTAAAATATTTCCATAAACAATTTTTATCATTATTTGAAATTGCTAAAGAACAATATGTTTTACCACAAGAAGAATTAGTAACAAATTTAATTACATTTCCTCCATTAAGAATTGATGATCAATATTTTAGATATGGTGATAAAATTCAAGATGAAGCATTAATGCTTTGTTCAGGACAAAAAAGTTATTCTATTTTTTCATTAAAGAAATTACCTAATATTATTCAAAAACCTCTTAAATTGCAAGATAAATTATTACCTAGTCCAAAATTACAAGAATTACAAATGAAAATACAAGAATCTATAAAATCAGAATTAAATCAAAAAGAAATTGAAAAGAATATTTCATTAGGATTAATTAAAGATTTTCCTATTCTAACTGAATTCATAAAAAATACTTCAAATGATTATTCATCTTATACAATATTATTAAATAGATTATTAGATATATTATCACAAACTAAATTTCCAAAAGAAAAACAAATTGAAATTAGATCTGAATTATTAAAATTTAATGATTCATTATCATTGCTACGAGATTTTATAAAAGGTCTCATATATAAATTATTAAATTATATTAAATCTGATAAGAATTCATCAGTGTATATAAGAAGATTAAATGAATCTTTGAAATCAGATTTAGTATTCCGTATTTTATTTTCATCAAAAGATAAAGCTGAATCTGAAGAAAATAAATTAAGAAAGAAAGAAACAGATTTACTAAAATCAAGATATCGTGAAATGACAGATAAACAAAGAGAAATTACAAAATTATTAGTTGATATTGGTCAATCTGAATTTATTGTGAATATTGAAGATCGTGAATTTTTTGCGAATCAATTAGAACAAGATATTGAAAAAGAATATGCAGAATTACAAGCTTCATTAGATTCAAATAAACCTGAAGAAGGATATAATAATTTCAGAGATTATGTTGATAATGGCGATATGCCATTAAATACACAAGGGAATATTATGGAAGTTGATCATGGTGATTATGGTGATAGAATAACAAGAGATTATAATGACTATACTACTCAAGAAATGTTTCAAGATGATGATTAAATTTAAATATATCAAACTTTTTAACTATAAATGAGTATTGGTGATGATATAATAATAAGATTAATTAGATCGGAAATTAAAGAAAATGATGATGTAATAAAAATTAGAAGAAGATTACATCATCATCAGTCATTTTTATTGAGATATACAGATGGATTAGTTATAAATAAAGTTTGGATAAATGACAAAACTATTATTGAACTTATGAAATATCTTGAAAATTTATTTTTATGTTTAAGTTATGATAATGATCCTTTTATAAAATTACAAATATCTATAGCATCATATCCAATAATATTTATAAAAATTGATGAAGAATTTAAAGAAGATTTAAAATATTCATTATTAGGAATTATTTATGATGAATTAATTAAACCTGCTGCATATTTTACTAGGTAAGTACCATCTTTTGTATTTTATAATTACGTTTCTTATATAATTGTAATCTTTCTTGAAATTGTCTTCTAAATGCTGGATCAACAATATCAATAATAAGTGGATTTATAGTTCTCTTATGTTTTTCAATTCTTAAAATTCTACCAACAATTTGTTCTATATCAGGTCTTGAAGTTGCCATAACCAAAGTATTTAATGAAGGAACATCAAATCCTTCTTTACACATAGTATAAGTAGCAATTAAGATCTTTTTTGTCTTTGACCATAAAGATCTTTGTTCTGATTTAATATCTCTCGAAAGAATACACGATTCTTCTTGAATTTCCAAAGGTAATAAATTAAATATAGTTTTCAGATGTTCAACTCTATCACTTAAAACTAATATTTGTTTTTGTTTATCTTCAAATATATCTTTTAAGAGTTCAACAAGAAATACATTTCTATGTTCATATTCTATAACTTTATTAATCATTAAAGATGTGAACATTACACCACTTGGATTTAAAATAACATCATTGAATTCTTTATTTGGTGGATCATATTCATAATATTCAACTTCAACTTTATCATCAACTTTATCATCTGTATTAGATTTATATAATAAAGGACCAAGAAACCAATTTATCACATACATTAATTTATCTTTTCGTTCAGGTGTTGCACTTAATCCAAGCATATATTTTGAAGTTAGTTTAGTCAAAGATCTTGAGAATGCTTCTGATGCAATATGATGACATTCATCTACAATAACTAATCCAATATTTGTAAATAATTTAGAATCATATTCTTTTAACGATATAGATTGAAGCATACAAATAATAATATCTTTATTTTCAATGTCAATTTTATCACCTTGAATTTGTCCAATTTTTGCATTAGGTAAGAATTCCATAATTCTTTCTACCCATTGATCTCTTAAGAAAGTATTATGAACTAAAATAATAGTTTGTAATTTTAGTTGAGAAGCAATATATAATCCACAAATAGTTTTACCACCACCAGTTTGTAATGAAATAATACCATCATGTGGAAAAGGTTTTAAGAAAGAATTAACAACTTCAAATTGTCCATCTCTTAATTTTCCATTAAATAGCCAATTATTAGTAGGAGTTTGAGGAGATTCTCTTTCTGATGAGCTAAACATTCCAAAATTTTGAATACCATAATGTTTTGGAATATATAAATAATCAGAATCTTCGGTAAAGATATTATATCTTGAAACAAATTGTGGTTTTACAAATACACTTGGAATAAAAGGTTTAATATTTAATTTTCCTTTTATATCATGTATATTACTTATTTGATCTTTATGAATTTTATATCCTTGTAAAGTAAGCATTTTAATAAGGTTTAAAGAAAAAAGATTAAAGTATCCGTTTTATATTAAGATGGAATTGCGAGTTTACAAATCTGAATTTCCTAAAGAACGAATTGGGAAAAATAATGATGGTGGTTATGTTATATGTAATATACCTAATATAAAATATGATGTTTTAATTTCAGGTGGAATTAGTAACGATACAACATTTGAAGATCAATTTTTAAATAAATTTTCAGATATTGATTGTTATGCTTATGATGGAACAATTTTAGAATCGCCATCAACGAATCCAAAATTTCATTGGATTAAAAAAAATATTGGATTTTATGAAAAATCAAATGAAACAAATTTACATAATTTAATTAATTCAAATAAATCTATATTTATTAAAATGGATATTGAAGGTTATGAACTTCAATGGATTGAAAGTTTATCTTTAGATCAATTACAAAATATAAGTCAACTTGTAATTGAATTTCATTCTGCGTTTACAGATAGACATAAAAAAATGTTTCAAAAATTAAATGAAGTTTTTGCATTAGTTCATTTACATGGAAATAACTTTAAATATGATTTAGTTAATAATATACCTTATTTCTTTGAATGTACTTATATAAATAAAAAATATCTTACTAAATCTTTAGAATTTAATACTGATACAATTCCTTCTACATTAGATCAACCTAATTTAGTTTCAAAACCAGATGTATTTTTAAATTTTGAACCGTATGTTCATAATAATATAAGATTACCTAGAACTTTGAAATTAGGACCTAAAGGATTCTATTAATAAAAGGTTTAGTTCTTTGTGCTTCTAACGCAAATCTTGAATCTAAGTTAGTAGAAAATACTTTTTTACATGAACATAAAGTAAAAAAATCAATTAATAAATTAATATTCATTTCATCTTTTGTTTCATTTAGTTCATCTTTTGTTAATAAATGTGTAGCTTTTGAAGATTTGGTTCCTGAAGATAAAATTTCAAAAGTAGGATATCTTGATTTCCATAATTTTATATAATCAGGATCATCAGATACAGCTATACATTTTTGTCCACCTAGAATACCATTATGAACTAATTTAATATTTAGTTCCATAAATCTTTTTAATTTAAAATCATAAGATTTTGCACGATCACTTCCTCTTAAATGTATACCCCATTTATCTTGTAAATTATATTTGGATTGTCTTTGTACAACTTCTTGAGATATTCTTGAATCTATGATTTTAAATCTATTATAAAAAAATGAATAATCATTATAAATAGTTCTTATTCCATAAGAAGTAACAACTAAAATATCACAATCATAATTACCTTCTAATTTATTTAATTCAATTTCTTTATGATTATTTTTAATTATATCTTCAGTTAAAATAGTATCTAATTTATCTTGCCAAAAAGTTGGAAATATTCTTAAATCCTTAGGAATTTCATCAATAGTCAAAACTTGTTTTAAATCAGTTAATTGAAAATATTTATAAAATGTTTCATTATTATGACACCATATAGAATCTCTCCAATCTATATGAACAATTAAATCATTTTTTAAAGCATAATCAATATACATCTTTAAAGATTCTAATCTATCACCAAAACCAATAACAGCTTTAACAACTAAATATTTCATTTCTTTATTAATAAAGATGCTACCATATATTTCAGAATTTATTGCTACGCTATTATTAATTGCTGCTATAGCATTCGCTAAATCTCCGGTATTAGTTGTAGCAGCATTTGCAGTAGCTATAACTATCGGTTCAGATTTAAATCCGGCAGTAACATTATACAAATATATAAATGGAAAAGTATCTAAATATGGAGCATTATATTTTATTGGAGCTCAATTATTAGCAGGATTATGTGTCGGATTATTTTCAAAGTTTTAAATTCTTTATTTAATCATAAATGAATAAAGCTTATGATTATCAAGGTACAATAGTATCTATGTCTAAACCTGTAAAAAAATTAAGATCAGTTCGTAAAACTATACATTTAGATTCAGGTGATAGAGACAAGAATATTTATAAAGATAATGGCGATTTTTTTCTTTATTTACCTAGAACATATGAAAATGTAATAGGTATTAATATACGTGGCGCTGAATTTCCTTCATTATCAGTTGCTCATACTAAATCAGTTACAGGTGGAACTGGGACAGTAGAGGCAACATCATTATATTTTTTCCTTGAATTAGAAGGATTAAATAAATCTGATGAAACTGTTGTTGGAGCATCAAAATCTACTTTAGTTGATTCAGTATTTGCAAAATTTCAAGTGAAAGAAGGATATACAGGAAATATATTTTATAATGAATCTTCTGATATTCATACAAATTTCAATTATCAACCTGCTCTTGGAAAACTAGATAGATTACATTTGCGTACAAGATTACATAGCCAACAACAAGGTTCAACTACATATGGAACATTATTATGGCCTACTAGAGAATATTCATTAACTATTGAAATTGTAACTTTGGAAAATTCTTTTGACGATTATTCATCTATTGAAACAAGATTGAATGAAAGATCAGATTCAGGGTTCTTTGGTGTAGGAGTTTAAAAAACGAATTATTAATTTTTTAATTATGAAATTCTTAAAAAATGGCAGCATCACTTCGACGGAGGCACCGCGAACTGATTGATTTAGATCCGCGTACCAATAAATTAAAGCCAGGTTGTAATCATTACCATCAAGCTTTGATTATTAAAGGTAATAAAATTTTAGCGTCTGCTCATAATTCTATGGGAACACGATCAAGAGGTTCAGGGTATAATGATAATACTATTCATGCCGAAGTCGCAGTAGTGAAATCTTTAGGAGATATTTCACTACTGCGTGGAGCTACATTAATTGTATATCGTAATAATTCGCTAGGCAATCTACTAAATTCAAAGCCGTGTAGTGATTGTCAATGTTTTCTTAATAAATGTATATCTAAATATGGTTTAAGAAAAGTTTTGTATTCAGTTGAATCATCACTTCAATCTTCTACCTAAATTTACGAAGGTGTCAAATGTAAATAAGAAAAACACGCCTGTGAAAATATATAAGAGCATATCTTGTGTTGCAGGTGTTTCACTACCAATTTGATTATCATTAATCATTTTTAATATATGATTCAATTTCAAATCATGTGCTTCCATTTGAAATGATGGAGGGGCATAAGGAAAATCTGTTCCCGTATCTATAGGATAATAAGGATTTGAATATCCGGATTTAGTTGATGTAAAATGTTCTTTTAATTTAGAATTTGATGATGGGACTAACGCAGGAGCAAAATTTGATTCTTCATCATTTTCTGAAATAGGAAGAGATTTAGATAAATCATCTATAGTTTTTTTATGTTTTTGTATATTATATTGACTACGATGTTGAGGAGTTGGGAATACACGAGCTTCTTTTTCAGGATCTCGTTTATCTTCAGGATGTTGAACTTTATGTGTCATTGAATGACTTTTTTTTGGGAAAGATGTTCCCCATACATCTTCTAATGAAGAAAATTGCATTTATTCAACTTGTTAATTACAACATATAAAAATTTATGAGTATTTAATAATAAAATGAAATTTTCACAATCTGAATATTTAATTATTGGAATTATAATCTTATACGTTGCTTTTTTTACTCATCCTCCTCCTCAATTTATACAACGTCTATTCGCTAATCCTTTTGGACATATTGGTATGCTACTCTTATTAGTATATGTATCTACAAGATTTAATTTAGTTGTATGTCTTTTATTAGGTCTTGCTTATTTACTAAGTTCTAATCCTACTCTAGAATATTTTGAAGATCCTAAGAAAAAAGAAGATAAGAAAGAAGAAAAAGAACAACCTTCATCAGGAGCACCTGAACCTGATATTAAAGGTGCACTAGGTAAAATAATGGCAATGCAAGGTAAAGATGTAACTAAACCTCCTCCTCAAGTAAATGTTCCTAAACCATCAACGCCATCAAATGTTAACAAAACTGAACATTTTTCTGCCTTTTAAATAAATGGTTTTAGATAAAGTTAATAATGCTGTTGGATTTCTAAATCAAAATACTTTTTTTGCTGGTATTATGTTATTACTTTTAAACGTTGGAAGTAGATTTATAGTTCATGAATTTTCAGCAGATGATAAAGAATATCGTGAAAATATTTTTTTACGTAGAATATGTGTTTTTGCTGTATGTTTTGTTGGAACTAAAGATGTTTTAGTATCAATAATCTTAACAGCTGCCTTTGTAATTTTAGCTGGTGGTTTATTTAGAGGTAAAGGTCCTGAATCAAAAGAAGGTATGTCAAATATGGCACAAAGTGGTGTGGTTTCAACATTTGGATCAATGAATGATCCTTCTCCACCAATATTTAAAGAAGATGAGAATAAATAAATGGGTGGAGGATTATTTGGAACGCCTTTATACTTAAATCCAAAATGTTTAGTATTTTCATTATTTGTCCTAGTAGTTTATTGGTTACCTCATCCTAAATTTATACAACATCAATATATTATGGCATTTTTATTAGCTACATCAGCATATATTCTAATGGCATGGTATGATCTTATATACGATTGCAATGATAAATTAGGTCCCACATTATTAGGATGGTTATCTATGCCTTTTAAACCAAAATCTTATACTGATGAATATGATAAATTACCTGTAAAATATCAAAAAATTGTTAGATGGTTTGATATTGCTATTTTAGGAATTCTAGTAATTACTTTCTTTTATCCTTATTATATGAAATAACTAAAAAGTTTATTTAAATTTTTAGTCCTTTTTTATAAAGGTCTTTATACTACAGCAACTTCCAACACTTCAATCCTGGGGGCTTTTGCGCCTTCAGGTTTGGGGCCGTCAACTAAGTATTTCTTTGCCCCGCTCGTATTAATTAGTAGGCCTTGAGCCGCAAGGCCCTTAGCTTTATAAACTACTTTAAGTTGTCCATTCAAGAAACCATAAACTATACGGAGCTGTTCAGGAGTCAAATTCCACTTCTCAGCGCCAAATCGAATTACGTTAGTAATAATATTACCAAGATTGTACCAGCCATTCTGGCGGTACTTTTCAACACATTCGTTCAAACTTAGATCGTGACTACAGTTACACGTTCCATCGCACACCATGGAACTAAGTCCCAAATAAAACAAAATAATTTGAAGGCAAATGCCGGACTTAGACATAGAAATGCCGTAATCATGCGTGCGCTTCGACATCTTTTGTCTCGCTTTTTAAAAGGTATAATTATTTAAGAACTAAAAATTCGTTTTTATAGAATTTATTATATTGGATTTAATTATATATTCTTTACAATTCATATCATACTAACTTATTCCCCCATTAATTTTTGCAAATTTTTCTCTGTTTGTTTTACCACATTCATTAAATAAATACATTACAATTATAATTATAATAAAAGCAGCTGGCATGTCATATTCTTCCATGATATTTTTTCTTAGAAATAATTAATTATTAATAAAAAATTTGTATATTTTTAAATTTCGTTTTTATAAAAAAATAAATTAAATTTTATCTAACATATCATGTAATTCATCTATAGATTTTTGTTGAGTTTTATTTAAATATTTAATTGTTTTAAATAAACCTTCAATACTATCACCTAAATTACCTAAACTAATATTACATTCTTTACATAACCATCCTCTGAATTTTCCAGTTAGATGACAATGATCTAATTGTAAAGTTTTAGTTGTAATAATATCTTTTGAACAATTATCACATTTATAAGGATTTGCTTTTGATGGAATAGGTCTTGAAATACCTTGTTCTTTAATTTGTATTACAGATTTCTTTTTATGTATCATATAATCTTTTGAACAACCTCTACATTTCTTATTTGCATAAAGACATAATCCTGTTATAGGATTAACTCTATTCTTATAAAATTTAAATTCTGTATTCAGTTTTTCAATTTTACATGTTGTACAAACTGCTTTTTTAGATAAATCAACTAGACCATTACCATGTCTAAGCATTTTTCTTTTTATGAACAAAATTAAATTAATAAATAAAATTCCATTTTTAAATATAAGATGATCAAAACTAAAATTAAAAATTTACTTAATTCAGAATCATATCCAATAGAATTTTTTGTTGATGATACAATTCAAGTTGTAAGACAACAAATTTCAAAATCAGTAAATATTCATCCTGATCGTTTATTTATTGTAATTAAATGTGAATTAACAAATTATTATTATAAACAAGATAAGAGAAATTGGGATACTTTATTTAATAGATTATCTTTGAATGGTCAACCAATAGAAAAAAATATGTTTATTTCATATTTAAGTAATTATAGAATTCCATCATTAAATATTGAATATGAAGAATTTGATAAAGATTTATGGATGTCTTATCCACCTGAACTAAAAGATTTGTGGGATCCACCTGCAAATTTCTATGAATATTTTATTTTTGGTGTTGAAGATTTAAAATCTTATTGCTTACCATTTGAAATTACAAATTTGTCAAGAATATTAGCATCACAACAACCTATACCTGAAAATTCTAAATTATTTAATTCTTTGTATTTCACAGGCGAGAAATATGAGTTTGGATTTATACCTTATAATGATATACAATCTTTATCGTATTTTCCATTATTGAAATCTATAACTCCAATAAAATTAAGTGATTCAGAAATTAGTTTATTAGATAGAAATTCTAAATTATTAGAAGATCTTGTAAACTTAGAAGTTCCTATTCCAAAAGAAACGCATATTTTAAAAGCTAAATGGTATCTTGAATTAGTTGATACACAAATGGAAGATCATATACGAACAAGATTTGAACAAATGTTTTATGGATTAACATTATCCGAAAAAGTTCCATGTATATCATTTTTTACAGGAACTTCAGAAGTATCAAGACATAAATTTTATACAGAAGATCCTAAAACTAAAGTTACATTTTTAGATATACCTATGTGGACATCATGGTGGACAAAATCTAAACCTCAAGGTAATAGACCTGTTTTAGTTTTATATAAAGGTAAATCACAAAAACATTTTGATCGTATAAGTATTTCTGCTGATGATATAACTTTTGCATCTTATCGCGAATTCAATAATAAAAATAATTTAGGTGCTTTACGTGAAAAATTACACGATTGGTTCTTAAATTTTGATTCTATAATTCCATTCATAGAAAAATCAGATATTGTTGAATGTAGATGGTCATTACAAGAAATTAAATTTGAAGCTAAATATTCTGAAAAATTAGATGAATTAGATACAAAAAGATTATCATGTTTATCTTCAATATTTAAAGAAGATGATAAACAAAAAACTATATTTAAATTTTTAAGAACTGATTATGTTTTAGAAGATCTTTCTTCTTTGGAATTACATGTACTTGATTTATTAAAAGATAATGAATTTATAAAACCTCAAGAAATTCAAACTATTTTGAAAATTTCATTAATTGACGCAACCAAAATCTTACAATCAATTAAATTAAGATTAGAAACTAATCCTGAATTATTACATAGAAAACAACGTGGTTATCCATTAATGTATTTTTCAGATGCAAATTCTGTTGTTGTAACTAATATATTAGATTATAAAAATACATTGAAATATACAAATTTATTACGTTATATATTATCAAATCCTTCATCTAAACAACTAGATAAAATATGTCCTAAAAAAGTTCAAAATGTTGAATCTAAAATTTCAACTACAACAACAAAAGAATTAAATATTGATGATGAATTTGGTGATTTGTTTGGTTATCTTGAAAACCCTGAATCTAAAGATGATGAACCCGAAGAAGAAATTGTTCAAGAAGAAGATGTAAAAACTAAAACTACAAAGAAATCAACAGTATATAATTATTTCAGAAAAAGATTAGAAGAATTTGATCCGAAAACATTTAAATTACCTAAAGATATTAATTATCCTAAAGAATGTGAACAAGGTAGACAACCTGTTATTATGACAGATTTGGAATTAAAAGATATTATGAAAGAATATGATCCAAGATTAAATTTAGAAGATAATAAAAAAATTGAATTAGAAGATCCTAATGGATTAATGATTTGTCCTGAATATTGGTGTATGTATGATAAAATACCTTTGGAAAAATCACAATTAGTTGAAATTAAAGGTTCATTATGTTGTCCTAAATGTAATGGAAAAATCCAAGATGCTAAATTAGGTAAAGATCAAGATACAAGAGAATATTCTGTAATTAAAAGAAAAAAAGGACAAACTTATCCTGGATATTTCTTAACTAAAAATCAAGAGAGGGAATTACCTTGTTGTTTTGGTACATCTAAAAAAGAAACAAAGAAATTAAAAAAAGATGATTTAGAAAATAAATATTATGTTTTAGGTGAAACAAAAACAAATTTAGATTCTTTGAAATTTGCTTTAATATCACTAGACATTCTAAATTCTTTATTTATTCCTGAAAATTATGAATTAATTTTAAAATCTGGAAATCGTATAAGTTCTGGTTTATCGGGATATTTTAGAGTTGGTCTTGGAAAAGTTTCAGAAACTTTACCTTTTCTATTTAAAATTAAAGAAAAAATACCTTATCCTTATGAATTCCCTATATTAATTTTACAATGTTCATTTTTATCTACATGGACTATAGAAAGTGAAGAACATCTAGATTTAATTCAAACAAAATTACAAAATATTAAACCTTTTAATAATGATTCAGAAGCATTAATTAAAGTATCAAAATTAATTTCTGGTATTTCAGAAGCATTTAAAAATAATAAATTAACACAATTACAAGAATTAGAATATTGTGCTTTATTCTATAAAATTGATCTTTATAGAATTTTAATTGATGAAAAGAAATTAGGATGTACATTTTTTAGTGAACAAGTTTTAAATGCAAAAAAAGGATTAATTATTTTACAAAGAGGTTCAGATATAGATTGTTTATGTCATATTATAAGAGTTAAAAGAGATTTTGAATATAGTCCAAATATATTTGAATCGCCGTTCAAAGAAAAAACTTTGAATGAACTTAAAAAATTACGTGAAAAAGCTTGTCATATTACAATACCTAATCAAGAAGAAGCTTCAATGGCCTTAGATAAAATTTACGAGGATGAACCTAAAGAACGTACCTTTATCCTAGATTCATTTAGTAGAGTTCAAGCATTTTCTATTCCTAATGAAATTATTTTACCTTTTAAAAATACACCTGTCCAACAATCATTTAGAGATCTTGGAACGTTTACAACTTATTCTGAAATTAAAGATTCTTTGCCTGACTTAGACAAATTAAAATTATATTTAGTTGTTGCTTCAACTATTCATCCTGGATTCGAATACCAAGAAAATATTTATGATTCAAATAATATTATTGTTGAAATTCTTTTAAAATCGGGATTAAGAATTCCTATTAAACCTATTAAATCTGAAGATTTGAATGAACCTACAGATATTTTAAATACTATTATGCAAGAATCTGAATCTGCTCTTACATTTTCTCAAACTAATAATGAAGATTTAAAACTATATAAACAAATATCTTATAATTCTGAAATATTTGATTTTATTATTTATCAATTAACTAAAGATTTACAATTAGAAGATTATGCTGAACTAAGATCTAAATTAGAAATATTAAATCCTACAACTAAAGATCTATATGATTTATTAGATTCGTGGTTTAATAAAACTATTTATTTTATTAGTAATTCTAATCCTATTGAATTTGTATCAAAAATACGTAAACCTTGTGGACAATTAAAATCTAAATCTGTATGCGAAGTTTCAAACATGTGTGGATGGTCAGAAGATAAATGTAAAATTCAAATTAGAGATACTCTTTCAAAGAAAAAATTATTTAATAAATTATTAAATACTCTTCTGGAAAATTCTAAAACTAGATATATGATTTTAGATAATCGAACTACTCCTTTTTTTAGTACAATTTTATTCTTGGAATTGCCCCATGAAGTTATTTTATCGGATTTAGATTTAAAGAATATAATCTCTACATAAAATAAGGACTAGTAGCTTCAGGGGTAGAGCATCTGCCTTGTAAGCTGAAGGTCGCGAGTTCGATTCTCGCCTAGTCCTTCGCGTGGATTATTAGCTCAGCGGTTAGAGCGCCTGGCTGTTAACCGGGAGGTCATAGGTTCAATCCCTATATAGTCCGCAAAAACCCTTTTAGAGTTTTTAATAAAAATTCTAAAAGTGTAAAAAAAGCCATGGCCCAATTTCCTTTCTCGCTTTAAAGATATTCGGAAACTTCCATGCCCTGCCTGATTTGGTTCAGCAGGCCCACCCTATTTTAGTCACTTTAGCTGTGAGATCATCTTATTTACTCCTCATCGGAGTCCTCCGCCTCGTCGGCAAAGCTGCCGAAATTACCGGTGTCGCTCAGGCCAACAGGCACGTGCAACTTCTTGCCGCCACCCGCCTTCTTAAGCGCGGCCTTGTACGCCTCTTGCGCCGCGGCCTCTGCCGCCTTATTGGTCGCAATCGCGGTCTCCACCGCGCGCTTGTACGCCCCGTACGTCTCCTCGATCTCCGGGAAGTCGCCCTCCAACTTCTTCCCCGCGACCATCCAGCCCGGCATCTCCGGGTTGGACCGCGCCTTCTGCGCATACGTTGGCGGCTTTGCGGGCGCCCATGGCGCCTCTACGGACACCCTCGGAACACGCGGAGGCGAAGCGGGGCCACCGCCACCGCCGCCACCGCCGCTGTTCTTCTTGGCCATGTAGGCCTTTTGCTGGCGCAGCTGCGCCTCCTCCTTTGTCTCCTTGTCGTGACGGAATGTGCACAAGTTGCCGAACTGGCACCCCTCCCGGGTACCATCCATGCGACACTGCACGCCTCCAATCTTAGACAGGTCAAAAGACATTTTACTTTAACTTGCTTTTTAACAGCTCAAAGTTATTAGTTTGTACTATTCCTAATTTCTTATAAAAAAATAATCCGTTTTTATACAACTAACTTATTTCAAATAAATATAAAATGCCTGAAATTCTTGATAAAGGTTTTATTGAATTATTAGATGTATTTGGAAATGATTTGACAATTGTTAATGCTGCAAGAGTAAGTTTTAATAAAGAATCTACTGAATTAAATTCCAAAGATGAAAAATTAATTCAATATTTAGCTAAACATAATCATATTACTCCATTCTTTCATCCTCAATTAAGATTTCGTATTAAAATGCCTATTTATGTAGCAAGAGAATGGTATAGACATACTATTGGATTTGCAAGAAATGAAGTATCAAGAAGATATGTTGATACTCCACCTGAATGTTATAATCCTCAAGATATTCGAGCAAGAGATACAAATTTAAAACAAGGATCTAAATTAACAAATGTTGAAAACAATATAGAAATTGCATTGAAAATTAAAGATATTCAAGATAAAGTTTTAAATACATATGAAGAATTATTAAGTTTGAATGTTGCTCCTGAAGTTGCTCGTGGAATATTACCTCAATCTATGTATACTGAATTTATTGAAACAGCATCATTAGCAGCATATGCAAGATTATGTAAATTAAGATTAGATCCACATGCCCAAAAAGAAATTCAAGAATATGCTAAAGTATTATCTGAATTGATTGAAGAAAAATTTCCTATGAGTTGGAAAGCTTTAACTATGTAAATATTTCTTACTTCAAGTAAATGTTTTTTTAGTTTCAATTATAGCTTTTATCCATTGTGGTATATTTGTAGTAATATTTTGAACTAAAACAATATTTGTAGGAACAGAATAATGTATATCTAAAGTGTTAGATTCACAAATAAATAATATAGCAGTAATTAAAAATGGTAAGCGTTTTTTCATATCACCTTTTCCTAAACGTAAACAATACATTTTATAAAGAGCATCAATATATGGATTTAATGTTCCTGATTGAGGAGATGTTTTTGCAGTTTCCATAATTACAGACCATATTAACCATATATGTGATCTTAATAATTCTTCATTCACATATTCATTTGATCGATATGCGCATGTAAGATAACGTTTATTATCTTCTTTGAATTTTGAAGCGTATTTAATTATCCACGAAGTCCAATATAAAGCTTTAATATAATCTCTAATTTCAGATTTTAAAGAATATATGAGTTCATTAATAGGAATATATAATTCCATTGGATCATCATGTTTCATTAATTCACGAGCATATAAATTCGAAGGAGCTTTTAAATTTTCTTGTATAATAAATGATTGAAAATCATGTTCAGGTTTTATTGTTGGTAATGAAGGTAATTTAGATTTTTTACATAATGCTATAGAAGCAGAAACTTCACATACTAAATTCCTAACATCTACATTATTACGTATATCAGTAATTTGCATTATAGAATATTGATTTTCATAAGGAGCAAATCTTTCATACATTCTAACAAGATATAAAAATGCATTAGGTGCAGATCTATTAATATTTAAAGCTGTAGATAAAAAAATAGTATTCCAATAAGAATGAATTAATCCTGAACTTAATAATTCCAAAGTCCAATAACATGAATAATCAGCATGACCTAATTTAATATTTTCATTAAGAACTTTATATACGTGTGTACGTAAATGTCCAGAAAATGTAAATTTCTGGAAATCTACGATTGTTCTTGTATCAAATATATCCATATTAATAGTTATTTAGTAAATAATACTAAATATTGATATTCTTTACCGACAGAAACTAAATGTATTTTTTCTTTTAATCTAAATCCTGAAGATTTGATTATATCAATCATTCTTTCCATTGAAGGCATATTTAATTTATGTGATTGTTCTCTATATTTAGTTCCATCACTTAAAGGGTTATAAAATGTAAATATTTCATCAAATGAAGCATCATCTTCATTCATTTTTTTCTTGAATTCACCTGAATATTTAAAATCTTCGAAATAAATTTGAGATTTAGTTTGTCTATCATAAGAATACTTTTGTAATGAAAATGCAGCAAAAGGTGAAGCAAGATCTAACATAGGATCAAATTTATCAGGTTCAATTAAATGAACTAAGAATTCACCACCTGGTTGTATCCATAAATACGCATTATCAGATAAAGTTTTAGGATTTGGGAATTCATAAATACTAAATCCTAGTAACATACATCCTGAAAATGATTTAGGTGAAAATAGGGAAGCATCTTTCATATTACCTTTTTGGAATTTTTGGCCTGGACAATTATTACGTGCTTTTTGAAGCATTGAAGAAGATATATCAACACCTAAATATTCAACACCTAATTCTTTAAAGAAACATGCATGTGGAGCAACACCGCAACACATATCTAAAACTTTAACTGTAGTTATAGGTTTATCAGCTAACATAAATTCTTGAATTGTTACTTGTTCAAATTCATTTGTTTCTTTAGATGAATGCCACAAAGGCATATAAATATTCGCATAAAAATCATCATAAATATCTTCAACATTCATAGTTTTGCCTGATTCGAAATCTTCTCTACCTCTATCCCATAAACTTATAGAATACATACAAATAACTATAAAGATTAATACAACATATTCAAACATCTTTATACTACGTTATTATTATTCATAGGATAAATACTTGATACTAATTTCGTGAATTTTCCATTAATTAAGAAATATATGATTGATAACCCTAAAACACCTATTAAAATATCCAAGATTAAAGGTATCCATGATGTATTATTATCATTAGAACCACCTAAAACTAATAATCTATTTCGAATAGAAACTTTATCTTTTTCTTTCATTAATAATTTTTTTAAATATCTTGATTCGGATTCATCACCAATTTCATTAGGTTTATCATCAATATAAGTTCCTGAACTTAATTCTTTAAATTCAGTAGATAATTGATTTAAAAAAGGATCAATTTCATTTGTAATAATACGTTCTTTTTCAGATCTTATCCATCCTTGTCCTTCTTTTAAAGTATAATAATTTATACGCGCTTGTTCATAAGCATCAGGAGTAGCATTTTTCATTAATAAATACGCATTTTGAATTTCTTTATTTCTTTCATCTTGTAATAAATTACTCATTTACTTTATTTACTAAGAAGTAAATATCATAAATTCCATAAGCTAATACACCAAAAACTAAAAGAGTACATAAGAAACCAAGAAATGATCCAAATAAATATATTAGAACAGCAATAATAATATAAAATAAAACTTTTTGAATTATTGGCATAGCATTTTGTAATTGTTGAACTTGTGAATTAATTTCAATAACTTGTGATTTTAAATTTTTAGGAATTTTGGTAGGTTTATTTTTAAAAAATTCATCAAAGAAAGTTTTAAGTTTACGCAATTCTGTAATTATAAAAGAAGTATTTTTATTCTTTTCAGATTCTAATTCAATATTATTTTTAATTTGATCACGTTTTTCTTCAATATCATTAATAGTTTTCATTGTTGAACTATAATCTATTGAATCTTGTTTATTAAATATATTTCCAATACTACCTTCATTTGTAGTTGTCATCCATAAAGATTTAGTTGTAGGTTCCATACTTAATGATGAAGGATTCATACCTTGTGTATCAACAATATCACATTTATTATCTGAACATCTATTTAATTGATTATCTGATGACATACCATAAAGCGCATTAGAAGATTCAAGTAAGTTTGAGAATTTAGATCCTTCGTAATCAGGAATAGTATACCATCCTGAATTTAAAGATTCATCAGTTTTCATAATTTGTCCTTGAGAATTAATAGAAAATAAAGATGTTTGATTAGATGATGAAATTTTAGTTGTATCTTGAATTAATGACCAATTAGATGTAGTTCCAGGTTTAGGTAATCTTGCTTTTTTACCAGAAGAATCTTGTATCCAAATATATGATGATGTAGAGAAAACCTGACTACCACTAAAAGGTATTTTTATAATTAACCAATCCGTTTGATTATTTGCAGATTTAATAAATAGATTATTTGAAGTTAAAATATAAATATTAGATTCGTCCGTTGTAATATCCAAAGGTAATTCATTAATAGGAACATTATTCCATTGTCCTGAACATGGTAATTGACAATAATATACTTTAGATGAATCTATCCCCCATGCAAATCCTAAACTTGACGTACTAACTTTATTCAAAGATCCAGGAATAGCATTCCATATAGATTTTTGATTTAGTTGTGTAGTAATGAAATTATTTGATTCATCCGTTAATGAATCATACGCTTTAGAAAAATCTGTCATCTTATTTAATTACTAACGAAAAAGTTTAGGATTTTTATAAAGTTCAGCTAAACCTTTAACCATATAATAATCTACAGCACCGCTATATTGTCCACTGCCACTAATAACTTGATTAGAATTAAAAGCAGGTTTTACAGATTGATCGCCTGGATTAGCTTTAGTATTCTGTCTTTGGACAGTTTTATATCTTTTTTTAATATCTAGTAATTGTGAATAATCCATAGAAGTTCCAAACTTTCCATTAGAATTTACGTTGGGCATTTTTATCATATATGTAATATTATAAATAATATGGATACGTATACTTCATTAAAAGAACAATATTATAAATTAATTGCAGAAGCTTTAAATGAACCAAATGCTGAAAAACAACAAGATATTATAAAACAAATTTTAGATACAAATACATTATTAGCAACAGAAATAAGAACTTATGTTTCTGAACAAACACAAACTCAAAATAATCCTGAAGAATTACAAGAATTAGTAAATGAACTTTTAAATATCCAAAAAGAATTCTTAAAAATTCAAGAAACAAAAGATTATAAAACTACTTTAGAAATGATTTTACATAATAATCAATCAAAATTGTTTAATTTAAAAACAAAACTAAATATATTTTTAGTTCTTTTAGGATTAAGTATTGTATATATTTTATATATGATATTTAGATTAAGTATGCCTACACTACCAACAATCCAAACGCCACAATCGCTACTACCCCTAACATAATATATTTAGTAGTTAAATTAGTTTGTATAATAGAAGATTCGGGTAAATTTCGAATAAGATCTTTTTCTTGAACAATTTTTTTAGCTATATCTTTAGTTCCATGAGTTTGTGATTTCAAAGTAGTAAGTGTATTATTCATACTTTGTAAGGCACCTTCATAAGCAATTTTATATTTTGGATCATTTGTTAATTTATATTCTAAAAAGTTATCTCTGTAAACTTTCTTAGCAGAATTAAATGTTTTATCCATTTATATTATATTAAGTATCTAAAGTATTGGCAACACAATATCTCCAACTACGTGCATCAGCGGAAGATTGTGAGAATCTAATAACTTCAATAATATTTCCAGGTCTTGCTCCTATCCATTTAGCTGAAGCATCTTGTGAATCTATCCATCCTAATTGTTCTTTAGGATTTACAATATTAAATTTAGTTTGTAATAATGTAACTTCATCTTGTTTAATAATTCTATGAGGAACATATTTACGATGAGTAGTAATATCAAATTGTAATCGTTTAATATCAAATATTTGTAAAAGAGGATTTTCAGAATTATTTATAAAATCTCTAACAATATTTTGAATTTTTTCAGAGCATGGAATTAATGATATAATAATAGTTCCTTGTGTATAAGAATTATCTTCCGCAAATTTAATATACGAATTCAAATTTGATTCATTAATACGTGATTTTTCACTGAAAATTATTAGAATACCACCTAAATTATACATTCGAGTTTCATCTATAGGTGACCCCAAGAATTCATTTGAATCATATTTAATATCACGTAATGCAAGAATAGATTTCAAAGTTTCCAGAGCTTTATCTTCCATTATTTTTATACATAATTTTAAATTCGTAAACTTTATTCCATTTTTCATATAATAAATGAAAGGTCTTGCATATTTAGTTTTAGGAGTAGCAACAATTGTTGTCTTAGGGATTGTATTAAAAAACAAAGAATATTTTGTTCCTGAATTCTTAGAACAATCGGGAGTTAAAAGAACACATCAAACAAAAGATTCATCATATGAACAAAGAACCAATCATGTACTACCTCAATCTAAATTTGCTTATCCTACAGACGGAGTTGAAACACCTTTTAGAGTAAATCAATTTAACGCTTTTGTTGTTGCATAGCTTCCAAAATAATCTTGAAATTTTTACGGATGCGTTCATCTTGTTCAGGAGGATATTTATTTTCTTTAATTAATTTCATAAAAGTTTGTTTAGATAATTCTACAGCCCCACAAAAGAATGAAATTGTAGCTAGTTCATCCCATACTCTCCATTCGTAATTATCAGTTTCCAAGAATAATAATACACCTTGAGGTTTTTGTATACTTGAAGCATATAACGCCATAGAAAGAAGTTCACGAGACCACATGGCATTCATTCTACAGTGTGCCATATATGATACAAGAGATTCGCTTCTAGTTGGACATAATTCATGTGCTTTCCATGCCCATTCTTTAGATCTCATTAATCTAGTTAAATTCAAAGCACAAATAAATTGTTCTTCTACCCAACCTCCAAATTCAAATCGTTTTTTATACCATTCAATAGCTTCATCATACATACCAGCATCTCTATATGATTGAGCTAAATAAAACATATATCTATCATTCTTAGGTTCTAATTCTAGTTCTTTTAATAGGACTTCAGCATCTCTCTTATATTTATTTCCATCAATTTTAGATCTAGCACCCATAGTTCTACCTACCATATAAATTTCTCTAGGCAATTGTACCATTACATTGTTTTTCTTATCATTTGTAGGGTATTCGTGTAAAACACCAACATATCTCCAAGCATCTCTTGCTTTAAATATTTGAGTTCTTTCATATTCAAGTGCGCCTCTGCGTATTTGAATATTACAAGCATTGGGATTTGTCATATAAAGCATTCTTCTTAAAAATTCTTTTGCATTAGGTGGTCCACCCATTAAATCATCAGCATCCATAACAATAATATAATCCATTAAATCATCACATAATAACATAGATTCAGATCTTGATTTACCAAATCCTTTCCAATCACCTTCTTTAACATTTCCAGGAATATTATGTTTTGTATAAAAATCTTTTATAATTTGTACAGTATTATCAGTTGATCCAGTATCTAAAATTGAGAATGTATCTATGAAAGGTAAAGTTGCTTCTAAAGATTCATGAATAATATGACTTTCATCTTTAACAATCATACAAAGACCAATTTTATATTGAGGTAATCTATTTGAACCTAGTAATTTAATAGCTTTTTTAATAAAATTTTCTAATGTAGTAATTTTAATTTTATCATTTAGTGTAATAGAACATTCTTCAGATAAGATTTTTATTCCATCACATAACCATTTATCTAATAATTTTGAATTGTATTCTTTTGTATCATCTTGATGAACATTCAAAATAATAAATGATTTAGCAATTCTTTCATGATCTTCAGGATCGGGAATATGATCAACTCTAAAATATTGCGATCTTAAAGATTCAATAATAGGTTTATTTCTATCTGTGATTTTCCCAATCATACAAAAATCATAAGATTTTTTAGTTTTTTCTAATAATTCGGGAATATTAATTTCATTTTTAATTGTAATTTCATATTGTTGAAAATTATTATTTGATATCTCATCATTATTTTCTAGTTTTTTAATATCCATTCTTTATTATAATTATAATATGTCTTAAATATGTAAAATTGTTTCGCACTTTAAATCTTTAGGAAAAGTATTTGTTTTTTTATATTCTAGAATTTCTTCCCATGTAGATTTAATTTGAGGTAGATATTTAGGAAACCATTCAGGATCTCTTTCAACTAATAAACATCGCCATGTTTTTAAAGACCAATAAATAATTTGCCAATCCATATCAAGAGTTTTTATCCAATCTTCTAAAGATTGATGAAAAGATTTATATCTAACTTCTTGAGTATTATTATGAACTGCAAAACATGATTTATATTTTTCATTAGATTCATACCATTCAGAATAATTTAATTTTAGAAATTGCATTTCAACATAATCACATTCATTTAAATTTGTACATTCCATTTGTAATTGCATTTGATGATAATAATATATGGGTACAGGTGTATTATCATCAAACTTACGTGAAATAGGACATTTAAATTCAATTAATCGTCCATTCAAATCTTTATTTTGTGATAATATTAGACCATCAGGTGAAGCACCAATAAAATTATGTTCTGAATGCGGAACACATGATAAATCTTTGATTTCTACACCTTTTTCAATTGAATATATATTTTTTGCAATCGGTTCAAATCTTGTTCCCCAAATTAATGCTCCTACACCTCCATTACAACTTTCTTGTATTTTAGGAATTAATTTAGACATAATTAATTCTTTTCTTGCACTCGCACTAGCATCACTAAACGATTTCCATACTTCTGATGCTGTAATTCTTTCATTTCTTTTTAAATGCCAAGCTTCTGTTCTTTGATCATCAAATCCAAAATTTTGTAATAAGAATTGGATTTGTTGTTCCATTATACTATAATTTGAAGTAATCTTAAAACTATTGGTTTTTTATGAAGTAAATTCTTTTGTTGAAAGAGCGCTTAATAAATACGGAAGATCACCAATATATTCTCCTAAAATCAAAGGGAAAATAAATTGTAATTGAACTGTAATAGTAATTAAAATTTCTAATAACCATAATGAATGCATAATTAAAGGATCTATTAATCCTACAGCATATACACCAGATTTAGTATAAGGTAAAGATGTTACATTGGGGTTTCCTAAATGTTGTATAATATTTGTATCAACTGTCATATCATAATAAGATTTTAATAATCCAGTACAAAAACATAAAGCATATAAAGTTAAAACTTTAGACCATGAATTTATTTCAATTCCCATAAAATATGTTGTATTATCTTTATCGTTTCCAGGACCAAAGTGTAAGAACCCATTCGCAAATGATCCTTCTAAATCTAAATATATAAAAAATCCAACTAAGAAAAGAATAAAGATTATTACAGCTAAAAAAGGATTATTTAAGAAACTCATAGTTGTTTTAACATTAAGAAATTAATTATTTCAAGAATGGAGGAAATTAAGAGCCAAGAACAATATGTTTTACATAGATTAGAAAAATTTTATTCTAATCCTACTAATCTTGAAAAAATTAGATGTATTTTGAATGGCGAATCAAAATTATCTTTAAGATTAATTGATTGGTTTGTAACAAATTATGCTAAGAAATTTAATACATCATTCATAAACTCACAAAATAAATATAATATTGTATATTTATCTTATAAATCTCATTTAAAAGCTTATTCTAAAAAAATGTTTGATCCTTTTTGTAGATATAAAAGAATTAAATTTCAAAATATGGATACAACAGTTGGACAATTAAATTTCTTTGAATGGATTATTAGTGATGAAATTTTAGATTATATTTATACAAATACTGAACAAATTCAAAAAGATATGGAACAAAGATTACAATCTTTAAATACAACAAATAAAAAACGCCATGAATTATCAGATTCAGCAACGAATTCTATTTCTAAACATAATGTTCAAGTTAAAGTTTCATTTACTTAATCTTTTAATTTAATTAATAAATTATAAAATCTCCTTGCTTCTTTTTCAGTTGTAGTTTTATACATATAAATACTTAGATTTCGAATTACTTGTTTTTGCGTGTAATAAGAGACATGTACAGCAAAAGTATTTCTTTTCTCTATATTATCAAATACTAAACTAAATTCAATATCACGAATATCAGATGGATACATTGAAATTTTCTTTTGTTTTACATCTATATTTTCAACATTTTCAAATATCAACTCAATTAATCCAATATTGTAAATTTTTATAGTAGGTGGAAAACATCCTTCAATAGATTCCATCTTATTTTTTAAATTACGTAATATAATTAGATTATTAATTCGTTTTTAAACATTAAAGAATGTTTTCTATTCTAAGACATCCTTTAGTTTATAAAAATATTTCTAGTGAAATTACTGAATTAGATGAAGATTATGATGCTTCAGAATGGAGTTATAATGGTAGGAATGTTTATAGAGGTGCTTTAGATTCTACATATACAAAAAATTATTCTCTTGATATTTTTTGGTTATATGATGATAATTTATTACGTGTAGGTTTAGCTGAACACGAATCTAATGATCATTCTATATTTAAAGTTCTTTGGTTTTATGATACACCATTTGGAACTCTTTTACAAGAACCTGAATGGAAATCTATGGATAAAACTATTTGGTCATTATTAACTCCTGAAGCATTTCAAGATACCTTAGAAAATAAAGATTTACTTTTATTAAGTGGGAAAATTATTACACCTGAATATATTATTAATGATTTACCTGATATTTATGAATGCTCTGAATGTAGAAAAAGATCGTTTTCATTAAATGCAGAATGCAAATCAATGAAAAAAATCAAATCTTCTAAATATCCTTATTTTATTGATTCTTCGTATATTTTATATTCTAAACCCTCTGATTCTAAGATTACGCAGCTTTGCGGCGACGACCGCCACCACCACCACCAGCCGAAGCTTCTTGTGGAGGAAGATGTGCCATCGTAGGTACACGAACTCCATCATCTTCATGAGGAGGTTCATCGGTCTCTTCAGGAACAGGAGCTACTTCAGCAACTGCAGAAAATACAGATGCTGCAGTTAGACGAGAAGGTGGAAATACTTGAGCAAACTTAATTCCCCAGGTTACACCAAACCCCTGTCCAATTACATATACAGAAGGACTAATTACAAGATTCGCTTCAACGTATTTCGGAAATACAGATTTTAGCGAATCTACGGTTAGATGATACGGAATCATCTGACTATTTACCGCGTCCATCGTTACACGCCCGTCATAGACAGGAACTTTTAGACGAAGAGAAGGCGGATACTTTCCATTAGGAACATATTCATCACCTTGCTTCTCCGTTGATACACTTAGTAGATTTTTAAAGCTATCGCGCACCGATTCAACAGAACGCTTCTTACCAAATAGTTTAGCACTATTTTCAGTAGCCCAATTTACAAGAAGTTCTTGTAGATCTAGCATAAAATTATATACAGGTCCCATTTCAGGATCACTTGATCGTTCTTTTGCAAACGGATCACATCCCTTTAGAGAAGCAATTAGTGAATAATTTACATTACCACTCGCAGCATCTTCACGAGAAATTAGACCAGCAGGAAATTTACTACGAGGCAAACGTAGTTGAAATGGTTGACCAGCATATTTAAGTTGTACACTTTTACCACCAGCTTTATTTACTTTAGGTTCACTTACACTTACTTCAGTTACTTGTACTTCATGAGCAGGAACGATGGCAGTAGTTGACATTGTTACTTATGTTTTTAATTTTAATAGGTTATCTAATATGTAAATCCGTTTTTAATAAAGAAATATATTATTAAATAAAATAATGTGTGAATCGGTAAAGAATAAAAATTCTTTAGAAAAATGTAATTTAAAACCTTTAAAAAATTTAAGATTTTGTGGAAAACATTCAAAAATGATTAATCCTAAATTATGGAAATGTCCAAATAAGATTTATAATTCAATCGTAAAAATTCAAACAATATGGAGAGGATATAAAATACGCAATCGAATTAAATTAGGTGGTCCTGGAATATTAAATAGAAAGCTATGTCATAATGATGAAGAGTTATACACATTTGAAGAAAAGTCAAAACAAGATCCTTTCAATTATTTTGCATTTGAAGAAAATTCTAAAGTGTGGTGGTTTGGATTAGATACTATGATTAAATGGGCATTTGAATCACCTACAAACCCGTATACTAAAGAACCTTTGACAATAGAAACAAGAAAAAGATTACGTGAATTATATGATCTGAATTTCTATAATGGAACTATGAAATTAAATAATGATATTCATTCCAAATGTATTATTTTATCTCAGATTATGCAAGAACAAGGATTTGATGATGTAAATTATACTAGATTTGAATATATTTCAAGATTAAGTTTAGTTAGATTTACTCAAACTATAATTGAGGAACTAGAAATTAAATTAAAAGACCCTAGACACATCTTTATAAATTTATTAACGAAATGCTTAAAAAATCAATATTATTTTCCTTCAAATAGTGAATTTGTTATTTTTCAATATACAAGTATATTAATTTACATCTTGCGTTCACTCAAAGACAAATTTGATATTTGTTTTATAATTATGTCCGCTCTATATAATACCTAACCTAATAATGATTTAAACGAGGGGCGACTATAGAAAGTATAACCGCGTTAGAAATGTCCAGTTCTGTTTCCTCTCCTAAAGTAAACAAAATGGCTCCTAAGAAATCCGCTGCCGCATCTGAACCCGCGACCCCCGTAGCTACCGCCGTTCCTGCGACGAAGAAATCCACGAAAGCGGCGCCGGTCCCTGCCGCATCTGAAACCCCCGCTGTAGCTGCCCCTGCTTCTGAAGTAGATGTGCGCGGTGCGGATGTAGTACTAGGTTCTCTCCAAGAATCTCTACGCACTCTAGCGTCCGATGTATCTGTCCGTCTACGTGCGGCTGTACACGAAGCCCAAGAAGCGCTACGTGCGATGAAACGTGAAATGCGTGATTCTAAACGCCGTCGCAAAGTAGACCCCGCGACGCTCTCACCCGAAGATCGCGCTGCATGGGAAGCTCGTCGCAAGAACAACGCTTTTCTAAAGCCCCGTCTACTAACCGATGAACTATGTACGTTCATGGGCCTACCTTCCAAGAGCCAACGTAGCCAAACGGATGTAACCAAATACGTATCTAAATATGTACGCGAACACAACTGCTTTGATCCTACGTTCAAACGCCGTATCCTACCCGACGCGAAACTCGCGAAACTCCTACGCGTAAAAGACAAAGATGAAGTATCTTACCTAAATCTCCAAAGCTTCCTCAAAGTACACTATGTAAAGACGGCGTAATTATAAAATAAAAAAAATCAATCAAAGTCAATCAAATATTTTTAGAGTTTATTAAACTTTAAAAATATTTTTATTATAAGATTATCTTGTAGTATACATTGCAACAATTAAAGTCATAGAAGCATCTGTCATGGGATTATGTGCTTGATCAAAATCTAATAATTCCAAGAATTTTTTAGTTTCTCTATCAAGTTTTGGTAAAATGCATCTGAACGTATTTAATAGTTGTGCAGATCCGCAAACTTTCTTGGATTTTTTATTCCATAATGCAATATCTACTGTGAATGAAGGATCTTTATAATCAAAATTTTTTATTGTACATAAATTTTTTAAGGCATTAATATCTTCATGTCCTTTAACAATAATTGTTGATTGAGAATATAATTTCATGAATTTATTTATCCATGTGATGGGTTGATGTACTTTTTTTATCTGAGGATCATTTTTATAAATTTTTAAAGCTTGTAAAAGTAATTTCTTTTGTGTTGAATCCAAAATACTTTCATGTGCATCGACCCAATCCATACCAATACTTTCTTGAATTTGATCTAATTTTATTGCACTATCTAATGTAACAGCTGAGAATTTTGAAATTGGCAAAGCAATATCTTTTAGAGGACAATCCAAAGCAACAAAAAATTTATTGTGTATTTTCCAATTTCCTGAATTATCTTTTAACAATAAAAATCCTGCTATTTCTCTTGGTAAAAAAAAGAAATCACGATTGGGTAAATAATATACATTTTCTATTTTATCAAAAACATGCCAAAACTCACAATCAAATACAAGAATATGTTCTTGATTATGAGATAATTTATTTAATTTTTCCATCCTTATTAATTTAAGAAGATGCTTTTAAAAGTTGTAAAAGAACAGATTTAGAATCTCTTTTTCCATAAGGAATACCTTTTTTAGATAGAAGTTCTTTTAGTTGAACAGCAGTTTTACCTTGTAAATCATCAATATCAGTAACAATTTCAGTAGGTTTGTCTTCTTTAGGTGAAGATTCAACTTCTTCTTTAGCAGTAGCAGTTTCTTCTACAGATTCACGATCATCTTCGGAATCTTCTTCTTCAACTTCTAGATCAGGTTGTTTAATGAATTGAGAAGCTACAAACCCAGATAATTGAGAAACAGCTTGAATTACTTTATTTTGTTGCCAGTACATATAACCTACCATACCAGCAAGAACTGCAACCATAGTAGCTAATACAAGTACAGATAAATTTAACGTAGTCGTCATTTTCTTTTTATATGAGAATAAACATTCTATGTTTAAACGTAAAGAAATGCCTACTCCTGATGCTTCGCAATTCATACAAAAACAAAAATTTAGTGCTATACAAAAACGGGCAGTTACTGGTGGACCTAAACTAATAACACATTTATATTCTCCTGTACCAAGAACTACAGCATTAACTGATTTCCTACCTTCTATTGTAAATAAAAATACTAGACCTAAAACATTCACACCTATTAATTTAAAAACTGGAATACAATTGAAATCTAGAAAAGTACCAAGTCAATTTATGCAAGATTAAAATTCTTCATCAAATTTAATTTTCATATCTTCACTTGATAATCCAACACCAGGTTTAGAATATTCGCCAACTTTCTTTTCAAAGAAATTTGTTTTACCTTCTAAAGAAATTAATTCCATAAAATCAAATGGATTTGAAACATTATAAATTTTAGGTATACCTAATTGTACAGCTAATCTATCAGCAACAAATTGTATATAATTAGTCATATCTTTAGAATTCATACCTATTAGTGAACAGGGTAATGAATCACATATAAATGTAGATTCGTATAATACAGCTTCTGTAATAATATTACGAATTATTACAGGATCTAGGGGTTGAAGTTTATGATAAATAGCAATAGCAAATTCAGTATGTAAAGCTTCATCTCTTGATATAAGTTCATTTGAGAATGTTAGGCCAGGTAATAGACCGCGTTTTTTCAACCAATAAATAGCACAAAATGATCCACTAAAGAAAATACCTTCAACACATGCAAATGCTACTAAACGCATAGGATAAGATTCAGTATTTGTAATCCATTTCAAAGCCCACATAGCTTTTTGACGAATACAAGGAATTTGATCAATTGCTCCAAATAATTTAGATTTTTCTTCGGGGTCTTTAACATATTGGTCAATTAATAAAGAATACGTTTCTGAGTGAATACCTTCCATTGCATTTTGAAATCCATAAAATAATCTTGCAATAGGCGATTGAATATCTTGTTGAAATCTAGAAACAAGATTTTCTTGAACTATTCCATCAGATCCAGCAAAGAATGCTAATACATTTGTAATAAAATATTTTTCATCCTTGGATAATCTTTCCCAATCTTCTTTATCTTTAGAGAAATCAATTTCTTCAGTTGTCCAAAATGAAGCAACTGCTTTCTTATAGAACTTATAAAGGTCTTGTTCATTTTGAGGTATAGGGAACAAAGTATATTGTTGACTTAGTGTCTTAGAAGTTTTATCAAATAATGAAGAATTTAATGAATCCATATCTTTATTATTAATAATAACAATAAGAATGTCAAATCCATTTTCAAACTTGGATGGAACAAATTTATTAGAACAATTAATTTTACCTAAAATTGAAATGGGAGTTTCGGGATATGAAGTTAAAACTGATATTGGAAATCTTGATATTGTTTATTCTAATCAAGTAGGAACTTCTCAATTACCTATAAGAAATACATATTCTACAAATATTCAATCACAAACAATAACTAATACAGGAACAGTTTTTAGTAGATATGTAGGATCTATGACAAATCCTATTAATACATTATATTATCAAAATTTATGGCCGCCAATTTCTACTAGTGGTGGGACAGGTTCTGGATCAACAGGACCTGCCGGTGCTACAGGATCTCAAGGACCTACTGGTGCTCAAGGTGCTACTGGTATACAAGGACCTACAGGACCTACAGGACCACAAGGTTCTAATGGTGTACAAGGTCCTAAGGGAGATACCGGTATAGGTATTACTGGACCACAAGGTCAACAAGGTTTACAAGGATTACAAGGTTTAAGAGGTGTTACAGGACCTGTAGGTCCAGCAGGATCAGGTGGTGGTACTAGTATTTCATATTTAGGTCCTACAGGACAAATTGTATTTTTTAATTCTTCAGGATTAACATCATCTTCTAAATTATCATTTGATGGAACTTCACTATATACACCTACAACAATTCTTAATGATAATAATGGAAGTTTAATTAGATCAACAACTACATCTACAGCAACTTTTTTACAATCTGGAACACCTGCGAATAGTGGAATTCCATTAATAATTACAAGACCTTATTCATCTACACCTACATCAGTATTTGATACACAAAATCAGCGAGTAAGTATTAATAAAAATATACAAACATATTCATTACCTTCATATCCTGAACCTACATTAGATATTCAAGGTCAAACACAAATTACATTTAATGGAAATTCATATGCAACTGGTCTCGGTTATACTGGTTCTTCAGGAACAATTTTCTTACCATCAACTACAGGAACATCCTATAAACTTTATGGATGGGGGCAAGGTGGATTAGGTCCTAATGCTTTGGCAGCTCAAGAAATTGAATTTCCTATTCCAAGTGGTACAACTTTATCATGGTTTTATGGAGGAGGTGGAACTGGTGTATTTAAAGGCGGAGATGCATTATTTGTAACTTATAATGGTTCAACTGCTATTGTAGGTGGTGGTGGTGGTGGATCAACTTTTTTATACGGAGGTAATGGACAAGATGCTACTTCTTCAACAGGAGGAACAGGTGGACAATATTCAAATTCAACAGTTGAATATTTAAGTTATAATATAGGTTCAACTGCATCAGTAACTATTCCAAATCTTACTATTGTAGGTGGACAAGGATCAACTGGATTTAATCTTTTATCAGTAAATATTTCATCAAGTAATGTAAGATTGTCAGAAAATACTATTATTTCATTTAATAATCCTTCTATAGGTTATAGTGGACAAGGAAAAAAAGATATTATAACTTATCCACCCGGAACAACAGTAACAATTACTGGAAGTCAACAATTTGATAATGCTACATTTACAACGTCAACTATTAAATCAATATTTACAGATTTAACTTCTGCTGCAATACAAATTCCTAATGGCGTTACTGGAACAACGGTTGGAAGTACAGGCGTAACTGGAAATGGTATTTCTAATTATACGAATAATACAACTTTATATCCATTAATACAAGGTAATCAAGTAGAAATTCAAAATACATCAGGATTTATAGCAAATACACCTATATCCACATTAAATTTAAATGGATCATATAGATTTATTTTAGGTTCAACTGCATCAATACAAATTGATAATTTTTATACACAAAGTAATAATTTTCAAACTTTAATAATTAATCAATCAAATACAAATTTAGGATTATTAATTGGAAATTCTTTAGTAACAATTACAGGATTAACAAGTGATACTCTTGTAATACCTCAAACATATACATTACCTGCTGGATCAAAAATTAGTACTGTTCTAACACAAAGAAATATTTATGGCGGATTCGGATATCTTTTTAATGGTGGAACTGGTGGAATTGAAACTACTGGTGGAACTGGTGGAACTGGTGGAACTGGAATGTCAGGTCTACAATTACTAGGTGGTGGTGGTGGTGGTGGATTCTATGGTGGTGGTGGTGGATTATATGGTATCGGTGGTAATGGTTCATCTACAGGTCCTAATGGAACAATAATAAATTATCAAAATGCTACATACCCTTATACGAATAAATATAATTCTACTTATGGTTCCCCTGGAACGAATGGTTATTTAGTTATTGAAAGTATTATTACAGGATCACAATTTCCTGCTTTAGTTGTTACAGGAAATGAAACAATCGCTGGAACATTAACAGTTGGTTCACCTTCTTCAGGAGCTGGTGTTGGAGGAATTAGTTCACAAGGTGATATACGAACAGATGGAAATGTAACTGCTTATTCAGATATTCGTGTAAAAGAAAATATCCAGAATATTGATTCTGCATTAGAAAAAGTTTTGAAATTACGTGGTGTTTATTATACAAGAAAAGATCGGGAAGATAGCAGAAGAAATGTTGGTGTAATTGCACAAGAAGTTGAAGATGTTTTGCCAGAAGTTGTTTTTACTGATGATTCAGAAGATAAAAACAAATCTGTAGCTTATGGAAATATTATTGCCTTGCTAATTGAAGCTATTAAAGAACAGAATGAACAAATTAAGAAACTTCAATAATAAATCCATGTTATAGAAATTGATCCAGCTCCACCTGGAGTTCCATCAGCACCATCCCCCAAACTACCTCCACCAGCACCTCCAGCACCTCCATTTGGTGATCCAGGCGAATTTTGACCTGTAGCATTACCTCCATTTGTTCCAGATGGAGATGCTATACCTCCAGATCCTAAACTACCAACACTACCGCCACCATCTCCGTTTGCGCCTGCACCGCCCCCACCTCCACCTCCTGCGGTATATGTAACACTATTATAAGTAAGTACAGCTGGACTTCCCGCACCACCTGAGCTAGAATCTCTACCAAAAACTTGTCCACTAAAACCATTTGGCCCTCCGTTTGGAAGTGACGTAACTGCAATATTTTGATTTATATCAAATGTTAAATTAGTACTTGGTGTAACATTTGCTCCGCCTCCACCAGCTCCACCTGGACTACTTATTCCAATTGCTCCGCCGCCGCCTCCTCCACCACCGCCACCACCTATTAAAGTAAATGTAAATGAAGCTGGAATAGGGGCATTTCCTGGATAAGATATATTACCAGTAGTTGTAATTGCAATAGGTCCATTTGTTTGAGGGCCAGTATAAACAGTTTTTCCTAAAAATAAACTTAAAGATATTGGACCAGCTAATGGAACTTGTTGTAAGGCAGAAGGCGGAGAAGCTGTATAAAAATATTTTCCTCTTAATGCTGCCATATTTGAAGCTACACCATAAGCATCACATACTTGTTTAAGAGTTATATTTGTTGATGGAAATGCCATTACTTACTTATTAAGTTTCTTTATTAAAATTCATATTTTTCCAACTAATTTATATATACTTAATGCAGAAACACCTGAAGCTTCCGAAACTTGTTTCATCTCAGTTTTAGATTTCAAACCCATAATAAAAGCTACAACACCAGCAACAATAGTTTTAGGAGAATTTTCAAATTCATCTTCTGATTTTAAAGCAATTTCATTTAATTTATCAATAATTAATTGTCTTTGTGTATCATTTAATTTTAATGATGCACATAATCTTTCTGATAAAGCTAATTGAGTATCCAAGACAGAATTATCTTCTTTCTTGAATCTTGCTACTGCTTTACATAAAGCTCTAACATTAACATTAAACATTTCAGAAATTTCTTCATATGTTCTTAAAGCACCATTTTGACGACATGCAATATATAAGGTAGCACCCATCAAAGCTCTTCTTGTTTCACCACGAACTTTTTGAGCATCTTCTAAATTTTTATATAATCCACATGCATCCAAAGAAATAGATTTAGGTAAATTATTACGATGACATATAGAATTCATATTTTCAAATATAGTTATCCATGATCTTTCATTATTTGATGACCATGTAGATAATCTTTGTAAAGCTTTAAGTTCATGATTATTTGAAGATATTCCTTTAAACGACATAATTGAACCATATGATGAATTGGGTAATAAATCAGAAGTTGTAAATCCAATTCTTGATTTATCCTCTTTATTATCATCATAATTATTCCATTCTGATGTTTCATCAATATATCTTGATCCAATTTCTCCACAATCAGAACAAACTTCTTCACCATCTAAAATTATTTTTTTCAAATGTTCACACATTTTTTTAAGAATTTAATTATCCCGATTTTCAACATCCGTTTTAGATAAAGGTTCATAAGAAAGAGATAAATCAACAATTGAACCATGTTGAGGCATTAATTTAGTAAAATGTTTACCTAATAAGGTTTCATATAAATATTTAAGTTTTTCAGTTAATTCATCTAAAAATAAAAACATCGCAAAAATAAAAAATATTCCTGAAATATATCCATCAACTAATAAATCTAATTCTTTACGTACTGAGAAAAATGGAGGTAATAATTGAATTATACGCGCTGACCAAAATGCTATTATAGCAATAATTACCACTTCAAATGTTACATCTGAAACTTGAAAGAATAAAGAACGTTTTTTCCATATATCATTAGCTTCATCAAATAAATGATAAAATACATAGGAAATTAAAGCACCAAAAATAGTATATACAATAGCTAATATAGCAGCATTTAAAGAAACATATATTGAATCTTTGAAATTTATGCGCATAGTTCTTACTTACATATTACTATACTAAAAAAAAGAAATGTGTGGAATTTTCGCATGTTTCCATAATGAAAAAATTGTAGATCTTTCAACAAGTTTAAAGAAATTACAACATCGTGGTCCTGATAACTATACATTAACTTTATTAAAAAATATAATGTTTGAATTTAGTCATTTAAGAATTAATGGATATGGAAGCCAACCATTAATATCAGGAAAATGGTATGTTTTATGTAATGGTGAAATATTTAATCATAAGAAATTAGAAAATGATTTAAATTTAGTTCCTCCACCTAATTCAAGTGATTGTTGGATATTACCTTATTTATTTGAAAATTATGATTGGAAAGATATTCCTTCAAAAATTGATGGTGTATTTTCTATGATTGCTTATAATATTGAAACGAATACTTTATATGTTTCAAGAGATCCATTTGGAATAAGACCTTTATTTATTTCAAATGAAAAATCAGTAATTTATTTATCAAGTGAATTAAAACCTCTCGTAAATTTAAAAAGTGTAGATTGGGTATATCCTGGAACAATTATGGAAATTATACCTAATCAACCTATTTTATATCATAAATATTTCCATTTATCTTCTCCAGAAATCTTAATTAATGATGTATATTATGAAAATGTTTATAAAATAAGAACTTTATTAATCAATTCTGTAAAGAAAAGATGCTTAAGTGATAGACCTATTGCAGCATTATTAAGTGGTGGTCTTGATAGTAGTATTATTTGTTCTATTTTATCAAAACATTTACAGGGACAGCAATTAAATACATTTAGTATAGGTATTAAAGATTCTCCAGATTTGAAATATGCTCGTATAGTTGCAGATTATTTAGGTACAAAACATCATGAAATTATATGTACAGAAGAAGATTTTACAAATAATATTGATGATGTAATTAAAGATATTGAGAGTTATGATATTACGAGTGTAAGAGCAAGTATTGGTAATTGGTTATTAGGACAATACATTTCTAAAAATACAGATTTTAAAGTTATATTTAATGGTGATGGATCAGATGAATTATTTGGTGGATATTTATATATGAAAAAAGCTCCATCAAATTCCGAATTTAAACAAGAAATTACAAAATTATTAAATGAAATTTATATGTTTGATGTTTTGAGAAGTGATAGATCTATGACTGCACATGGCTTAGAACCAAGAACTCCATTTTTAGATAAAGAATTTGTTACATATGTATATAATAATATTCCAATTGGATATCTTAGATCATCTGGTATTCAGATAGAAAAACAATTATTAAGACAAGCATTTGTAGATTATTTACCAAAAGAAATTCTTGAAAGAAAGAAAGAAGCATTTAGTGATGGTGTTATAAATATTAATTCAAAACCATGGTATAAATCATTTAACGAAAAAGAATATTATTTAGATATATTTAAAAAACATTATCCCAATAATGAAAATATAATTAAACATTATTGGATGCCTAATTGGTCACCTGAAACTAAAGATCCATCAGCAAGAACATTAACTAATTATTCATAAATATATTATCATAAACTTGAGGACGATAATTTGTTGTTAAAATAGGTTTACCTAAATCTCTAGATTTTACAGGTTTTAACCATGAAATTAAAAGATATTTTTCTTCAACATTCCATACCCAAAATCCAGCTTTCAAGAATTCATTTAAAAGATATTGTATAGCATCTTTATGGTTAAATAAAGGATATCCAAAAACAAATGATGGAACTTCAGTTAATATATAAGGAGCATTAGAATTTGCTATTGCTTGTTGTCTTATTTTCCCTTCAATTTGGGCTATTATAGGCCTCATAGCGGCCATTTTATTTAATTTATGTTCTTCTTGTTCATCCCATACGTCTCTAGCTCTTAACATATTATTCTTATATTATTTAATGGAAGCATTTAAAATTTTATGTTTAGGTGGTGGTGGTATAAAAGGTATTATGCATATAGGTGCTTTAGAAGAATTAGAAAAAGAAGTTGGACTATTACATAAACATTTTTCTAAAGGTATTTATGGTTGTTCAGTTGGATCGTTAATTGCTACATCAATAGCATTTGGAATAAGTCCTCAACAAATTAAAAAAATTTATAATAAAATATCAAATTTTAAAAAACTTGTTGATATGAATGATCTTACAAAGATCCAAAATATTTTAAATAATAAAGGTATTTTTTCAATGACAAAATTTGAAAATATTTTAATTAAATTATTTAATGAATTTAAAATAGATATTAAATCTAAAAAATGTTGTGATGCTTTAATACCTCTATATATTTCAGCATCAAATTTATCTAAAGGAACACCAACATTATTTACTGGAAATGTTCCTGTATTAAAAGCTATTATGGCATCATGTTGTTTACCTTTCATATTTCAACCTCAAATTATTAATAATAATGTTTATGTTGATGGTGGATTTATAACAAATATTCTTTTGAATTTAGTTCCCGAAAAAGATAGAGCTATGGCCTTAAGTTTTTCAATTATACATACAAAAGAAAAAATTACAAATTTAAAATCTTTAAAACCATTAGAATATTTATATAAATTATATAAGATATCATGTTTATATGAACATTATAAAAATTCATATAAAAATAATATTGATTTATGGTATGATAAAGGATCAAGTGTATCTGATTTTACAGAAGATGAAAAGAATGAAATGATTTTAATTGGATCAAAATTATGTAGAAGATTTATTTCCCAATGCACTAATTAAAAATTGATTGAAATTTAATGGGTCAGGAATACCTTTCATCTCAATAACTTTTTTATGTGTTTCAACTTTAAATACAGGATATTCTGTAATTTTATATAAGGCGGCTTTACTTTTATCTTTTTCAGCATCAATTTCTTCAAACATGATAGTATAATTACCATATTTCATAGGAGTATCTTTCAATTGTTTTTTAAAATCTCTCCATGGTTTCTGTGCTCTTGTACAATATGGACACCATGTAGTATAAAAAAACATGAATTTAGCTTGAGTAGGTTCTAAACCATTATGTTCTATTGGCGGATCAGTAATAATTAATTTACTTGCTGGATAATTGCCATACAAAAATTTATATAAGAAAATTATGAGTAAAGATATTATTAATACAACTACTAATGAGATCCAGAATTCTTGTTGCATTTATGAAATTCAGGATATAATAATTTATGTTCAGAACGTAGATTTTCATAATATTTTATATAAGCATCTTCTGATTTTAAATTATCTTTAAGTAATAAATTTGTAATTGAAAATGTTTGTTGTTCAGATTCATATTTTGAAGAATTAATTTTATACCATTTGCCTTTATATCTTATAATTTGTTCCATTTAATTAAAAATGGAAATTTATATTTAAACTGAAATCTTATCTAAAAAATGGAAGATGAAAAGTTTTCAAGATATGAACGTCTTAAATTATTTATTAAAGAAATTGAAGATTCAAAGTATAGTAATAGAAATGTTGAATGGTATGATAAACATTATAATATTTTAGAAGAATACAGGATGAATTTTAGTGATTTTACTTATATTGATAATGAAATTTCAAATAAAGAATTTAGACAAAATGCTTCTTTAGTTGAAAATTTATTAAAAAGATTAATGACAGATTATCAAAAGCATAGATGGTTTGGATTATATGATTATGTTAGATTAAATCAAACTCTTGTATGGTTGGCTGATTATACAGAACAATATTATAAAAAAGAAGATAACCTTCTTTTATCATTATTTAAAAGCTTAAAAGTTTAGGCAGGGAAACCTACTAAACCGGCACCAATACCGAAACCAGCACCAGTACGAGCAGAAGCACCCACAGAAGGCGCATAAATATCAAGAACAGCAAATGTACTTAAAGCAACTAAGGCAATCATAGCAATTTCAGATAATTTTAGTACTTTTCCGGGTAAAAGATAAGCCGCAACAGCTACAGCCAAACCTTCTAAAGAGTATTTTACAAGACGAGTTAAAACATCGGACATCATAGAACTTTGAGGAGCCGCACCTTTTTCCATTTTATAATGAAGAAAGGAATAAAAGTTAAGGATAAATAGAATGGTCCGTAAAACGTTTATGGGAAAAATTGACGACGACGTTATTAGAAAATATAGAATTTTTAATGTAGGTGAAAGACAATTTGATTTTTATTTAATGGTTTATTTAAACTCTCCCGATGGATGGTCAAAAAAAGGTTATTTTTTTGAACCCGTTTCACAAGATCCTGATATATATATTACTCTTGTTTCTCCTGAAACTATTGAAAAGAAATGCGGATTACCTTCAAATTTATCATGTGCCGAATTAGGTGGAAGATATCTTTATTTAAATTCAGATAGATGGTTTAATGGTTCAAAAGAATCTAAATTATCTTTAGAAGATTATAGACAATATATGGTAAGTCATGAAATTGGACATATTCTTGGTCATGAACATGTAAAATGTCCTTGTGTAGGTTGTAAAGCTCCTATAATGATGCAACAAACTTTAGGAATTGGAAAATGTATTCCTAATATTAATGTAAAGGGATAAATATGGCTGCTTCATTTACGTATTCGATGTTTACAGCGTTTGGTGTAATTTTAATTGGAGTTGGATTAGCTTTACAAGTTCTTTATATTGAACAAGAAATCAATAAACAGGATAATTCTTATTTACCAATGCAAATAGCATCTATTTTAATTAATTCCTTAGTGGTTGTATATCTTCTAATTTCTATAACTTTTTATAGACCTTATCAATCTAATTTTGGTTTATTTGGTTCAATTACTATTTTATTATTGGGTTTAGTTGGTGAAATATATCTAACTAATTTTGGTGAAAGTGATGTAGGGAAAGGATTTGCATATACATTTGCAGGTATAAATGCTTTAACAAGATTATATCTCTTAATTGCCGTAAGATGCGATTCTTATTTAACTACTATTCCTGAACTAATTAAACAATTAAGTAAAGAAGTAAAAAATTCAGGACAATCTGTAGATAGTGTTGCTAGAGCTGTTAAAGCTGACTTAGGTGCTCAATCATCTGATGTTCCTGACCCAATACAAACATGGAATAGAGTTCAATCTATGGTAGGAGCAGATTTAAAGAAAATCCCAGATCCTGAATTAGCTAAATCAATAAAAGATCAAATTCAAAAAGCTTTAGGTGTTCCTCCTAGAGAACCTAGAGGTGGACGTCGTTAAGAATTTTAATATTTAAATCTTATGTATAATAAAAACAAATGTCCGAAGAAAATTTTGATGTGTATGATGATGAAGGTAAAACGATTGATTATCTAGAAGAAGATACTGAAATTCCTACTCAACGTTATGGAATTGTATCTTTTATTTCACCTGAAAAAGTAATTAAACAAAAAAATGCTTTTCTAAATGAAAAATTCATTCAATGGCTAGATTATGATTGGAAAGTTAAAGGTATGGAAAAATTCATGGATTTCCTATCAAAGAAATATTCTCTTAAAATTGATGATCTTCTAAAAGATATGCAAGAATTCGCGAAAATCCATAATGATGATATTAAAAAAACCGATATTATGGAACAATACCAAGTTTTTCTTCTAAAGAATGAAAAAGATTTGGATACGGAATTCACTGAAAAAGTTAAATTCCGCACGAATGTACGTGGCGTAAAAATTCGTCGTGTATTTGCCAATCTAGAAGAAGCTCAAATGTTCTGTAAAGTTCTTCAACGTAAATATCCCAGAGATAACCTTTACCTTGGTAAAGTTGGATGCTGGCTACCTTGGGATCCTTCTGAACATATTATGCCTGATGTTGAATATGCCGAAAAAGAATTGAATGAACTCATGCGTAAATACAAAGAAAATGAAGTGAATAAAGATATATTTTTCGAAGAACGTAAGAAAGAAAAGATGGAAGAACAAAGAAAAGATAATGCGAAACGTAAACAAGCGCTTGCAGATAAAGGTGAAGTTGATCTCTCAGAAATTCGTAAAGTTCTTGAAGATTCACCTGTCCATCCTGCCGAAGGAGGAATTCGCGAGTAATATAATAAAAAGAATGGATAATCGTCAACCTAAAAAAGTGAAAGAAATAGAAGCGAATATTAAAGGTGCTTTAACTTCAAGAGAAGTAGCAGAAAAAGCTCTTGAAGAAACGAAATTAAATGCAGATGCTAAACCTTTTGTCCCTTCTTCTGAAAAAGATCCGACACCTGCAGAAGCATTTGGTAAAAAAGGTGGCCGTTCTCGTCGTCGTAAATCTTTAAAAAAGAAAACTTTAAAACGTCGTAAAGCTTTAAAGAAAAAATCTTCTAGACGCTCTTAACCTTGTTTCTTTACCCATACAGGTGTACTTGACTTCTTTTGTAATTTTGATGAATCATATTCATCTCCTGTCAACATTGTTGAACTAAATGATTGATTACCTTGCCATAATGAATCATCACATAATTTAAATCCAGGATGATCTGAAGCTTTATACCAAAATACTTGATCATCTAATTTATTTGATTGTACGCCATTAGCAATAACTAAGCATTCATATTTTTCTGTACATTGATCCATAAATTGACAAAACATATCAAATGTTGGAAACATACCTGCATAATTATCATAAATTCTTTTACGATTGGAAATATTATTTTCTCGTAAAATGAAAACAAAATCTATATTTGTTCTTAAATTTGGCGGTACACCAAGAGGATATTGCATAGTAATTAAAGTTACCATATCAATATGACGACCATTCATGAAAATATAACGAGTAGATTCTTCATTAATCCACGATTTATCATATAAACAATCATCTAAAATTAAGAATGCACGAGGATCAACATTAGAATTTCCTCCTCTTTTTTTTTCATTATTACGTTGTTGTTTTACAGCTAATTGTCTTTTAATCGCATTCATTACAATATCAGGTTTGTATTTATCGTGAATTAATTTAGATGGAACCATTTCTTGAAAAAAAGGATTGGCAACTTCTGTTCCTGAAATTACCGTGCCAACAGGAAAACATTCTTTAGTATTTGCCAAAATATCTTTAACTAAAAAAGATTTTCCTGTATCTTTCTTTCCAATTAATACTATCATAGGTGATTTCCTTGAATCAATTTCGCATCTATCAATAATAGTTTGCATTTCAAATTTCCTAATTTGGAAATTCATCTTGTGCGCAAACTTTCCTTATTTATTAGTATACAAATGAATATAAGAAATGAAACGAAAAAACCATCATTCTTTAGATATTAAACCTATAAATTTACAATTATCAAAATATTCTTTGAAATTCAATTCAGTATTTGATATTTATAAACTTCAACCTTTTTTTCCTCCTATTGAACAATTATTTAAAACTGAAATTTTAGATAATCCTGTAAATTATGGAATAAAATTTAATTCTAATATACAATCAATAACTAATAATATTTTAAAAAATTCTTTAGGTGAAGAATTTAATGTACATCCTAAAATTACTATGCTTTTGAACCCATATAAATATATGAAAGGTGAATTACAATCTATTGAATTACCTCTTTTAAACGCAAATGCCCAAAAATCCCAATCTAAATTACAAAATTATAATAATGCTGCTTATGTAGGTTCTTTATTATCTTCAGTATTATCATTATCAGGTTGTCAACATTTTCCTAAAGTGTTTGGTGTATTTTCAGGCATATCAAATGAATTCAAATTAAATATTTCAGATGATTATGAAGAATTATCTGAAAGACCTTGGTTTTCTAAAAATATTGGTAAAACATTCACATTAAATTTCAAAGATGGATATTCATCAAATTTAAATTTAACTAAATCATCAAAAAATGTATTGAAATTTTTAGATGAAGAAATTATTTTAGATGATTTTGAAGAAATTAAAATTTCAGAAGTATGTGAACCTATTTTAAAATCTGAAGAATTTAAACCTATTTTTAATGATGAAAATATAGAAGTTAAAGATGATGATACATCTTCAAGTATATCTACATCTTATATTTTTGATATTGAATCTATAAGTACATTTTCTGATGAAGATTTAGAAGAAGATGATGAAGAAGAAGAGGAAGAAGATGATTCATTTGTATGGGCATTATTTAAAAATGTTCCTGTCCAATTAACGATTATGGAAAAATTAGATGGAACATTATATGATTTATTTACTAGTTATCCTGATCCTCATAAACAATATGTATGGTTAATTCAAGTTATTTTTGCTTTAGCATATGCTCAAAGAAATTTTGGTTTTATTCATAATGATTTACATGGAAATAATATTATGTTTCAATCTACAACCAAGGAATATTTTTATTATATGCATAATTCTATAAAATATAAAGTTCCTACTTATGGATATTTAATAAAAATTATTGATTTTGATAGAGGTATTGGATATGTTAAATTACCTACAATGAAAGAACCAAGATTATTTATGAGTGATCAATTTGCTGCTGAAGAAGAAGCAGGTGGACAATATAATTGTGAACCTTTTTATAAAGATAAATATCCTATTATAAAACCTAATTATTCATTTGATTTAGTTAGATTAGCTACTTCATTATTTTGGGATTTGTTTCCTATGGGTCCTAAATATGATGAATATCAAGAACAAAAATTATTTAAAATGTTTATGAGATGGTTAACTTTACCTGATAATACAAATGTTTTATTTCATAAACAAAATCCTAAATTAGATAGATATTTTGGATTTGATTTGTATAAAGCTATTGCAAGATTTTCAAAAGATACAGCTATACCTAAAAAAGAAATTCCTATGTTCACGGAATTTATTGTTTTGGATATACCTTTAAATGAACATATATTAATTATTGATGTATAATAAATTTAAAAACGAATAAATAAATATTTATGTAATATAAAAAATATATTTAAAATTTAGAATGGAAGGTGAACCATATCAAAAAGTTTATTATAAGCGTAAACATCCTAAAGATGTCAGAGATGGCAAATCACCAAAATCAAGACCTATATTTTGTTTTATATGTCGTGATCTTTATTGTAAAAGAATGTGGGGAGAAGATACGCCAATTCCTGGATCTGGTTTAGAAGGTTCTTGGAAAAAAACTAAACATTTAGGACGTAAAGAAGAAGCTGAAAAAAAGAGATATCAATCTATTATTATAAATCAAGAAATTCAACACAGAAATGAATTAGAAGATTAAACACTAAATAAATTTCTTATTGATGAATTCGTTGAATTTAATCCTGCTAATACACCTATTGAAGATAATAAAATAAAATACCATTGTGAATTATTTTTAACTCCCATAACAATATTATAAATGTTATATGATAATAAAATTAATGATACTATTAAAACTAAAGTCCAAAATAATTTCATTCTCTTATATTTTTAATAAAGATTAAAATGATGGTACACCAACAAACATTTCTTGTACTATAGGAATTTCAGGTTTAATTTCACTAACAAGATCTTTTAAATCAGTTGTAGATGAAGTACTTACATAAGCTACTCCACTTGCAATTAATCCACCAAAAAAACTTAATTTTGTTGCTACAAACCAATCCAAAGGTTCTTGTTTAGATCTACGATCTAAAGCATAAATTATGAAAGTTATTAATGATACGCCAATCGCAACATATACAATCATCATTTTGATTAATTAAATATACTAAATTTATAAACTTAGAACGAGAGTTTCATCATTTGTTTCTTCAACTTTTGAATCAATTTCATCAAGAGGATTCTTTTCAACTTCTTCTACCATTACTGGTAATTCAATTGTCGGAGGTTTTTGTTCATCCAAATCTGTTATTGATACTTTATCATCTTCTTCAGTCAAATTAATTCCAGGTAAAGATTCATCTTCAGATTCAGATTCTTCTTCAATATCATCTTCCATATCTTCAAATATTACAGATTTAGATTTAGGAGGTTCTTCAGGTTCGGGCAAAGGTTCAGTAAAATATGATTTTGCAATAACTTCCCACGGCAAAAAAGTTCTTATGACATCATCCATACATTTATAAATTACTACTTCAATTTCATTTCTATTTTTAGCTTGTTGTTCAGTGGATGTACCTAAAACTTTAAACAAATATGCTACTTGCCATAATTTTCTTGCTGAATGTTTATATAATTCATGAATAAATTTACTTACATTAGGTCTTTCAAATTCAACTTTAATTTGACTTGATTGACCTTTATATTGTAAAGCAGCAAATGATTTCATATATGCTAAGAAAACACCCAATAACAGATCATCAATATAAGTACATTTAGAAGTTTTAATAATTCTGTCAACTTCATCTAAAAGAGTTTGTTCTGACCATTCAGGAATTTTAGTTACCATATTTTGAAATGTTCTTAGAATTTCATTAGGTTGATTATTTTTTTCACATAATTTTGTAGCAGTTTCTTGAACACTCCAAAATCCTTGACTTATACACGGAATTAATAATGAAGCTAAATGTTCACGTAATTGAGTTTTTGCAAATTCACTCATTTTATTCTATTCAAATTAAGATTTAAATTTTAGTATATACGCAAAAACGGATTTTATTATTATAAATAATTCTATCAGCACAAACAACTAAAATGTCTAGTATGGCAGATTATGAGTTGTGGCTACGGCGCGAGAAAGTAAAATTTAACCTAGTAAACAAACCAGATCAGCTTACTACGTAATTAGACATTTTACCGTAATTTTCAAAAACGGATTTTTTTCTTTGTTTCTTAATCTAAAATTACAAGAAGTAAAAAATGGCCGCAAATCAAAAGATTATTGATGCTCTAACTACTCTAACCTCTAAGTTCGATGAAATGAATTCTAAAATTGATACTCTGCAAACTCAAAATGCAGATCTAATGAAGATGATTCAATCTAAACCTATTAGCAAGGAAGTTCTAAATGAGCAACCTACTAGTAAACTAGAACTAAAGAGAGCAGAGTTAGAAGCAGTAAAGAATTCAAAGAAAATGAAGCCAGATGCTAAATCTAAGAAGATTGAGAAATTGGAAGAGCAAATTAGTAAGCTAGAATCTAAGGAGGAAACTAAAGAAGAGAAGAAGAAATTAAATCTTCCTCGTATTGGTGATAAAATCAAAGATTCTCTAAAAGAAGTGTTTGGCGATAAGTTTGCCGAAAACTCACCAAATGAATTCAAAGAGTATGTAAACTCTATGACCCCAGATGCTTATAAGGCACATAATGTAAAGGTCCACATGGAAAATTTCCTTCAAACTCTGAGTGGAGGAGGAGGAGGTGGCGCTCCGGCGCGGATCCTAGTTCAATTCCTTACTTTAAAGGAACTTCGTAAAATAGAGAACGAAGTAAAGACAACTGATAAAGTTGGAATTTATACAACTTCATCGGGTGATTATTTTACCGGTCCTTCTAAGGACGAAGATGAAGATTTGGATGAAAAGAATTTTGATGGTGAAACTTTTCTTGTGGGTGAAACTACAGGACGAGTGTATCACATGGAATCCGAAGAATTTCTCGGATTTTGGCGATCTAAAGGTGGCCTAATTTAAATTAAATAATTACTTTTTTTATGATTTCCAAAATGCTGCTATAATAACTATTACTAGTAACATTCCAGGATAAAATGCTCCAAATGTTCCGAGCGTCAAAGCAAAAAACAAATATCCAAGAATTTGACTACTAAATATTTTTTCACCTACAAATTTTGAATCTAATGCTAATACACCAATAATAAAAACACTTAATGAAAATGTTAAAGCTTTCCATATTCCAAATGTTAATGATTCGGATTTTTTATCTGTAGGAGCATCAGGAGCAGATAAAAGAACTTGTTGATTATCTTGAAATGTTAACAAATTCTTTTTTCCTTTATTAATTGTATGTTGAATTTGTAATTCTTTTTGTACACCTGGAGCAGGATCTAATATACCTAATTGTTGAGCACTTACAAGAAAATTCAATTCACCATTTTGTACTAATCCTTGTACTTCTTGAGTAACATCAGTAAAATTACCTTGTATACCATAAGATGCTTTTATAATAGTAAGACCGCGTTCATTTTCTTTTTTTCCAGTTCCACCGAATGATAACATCCTCTATTATTTTAAGATGAGAATACTACATTGGCAATTCCATGCATAATTCTTAAAAAATTATAAGATTCTATATGAACCATAATATTATAATTATATTCTGATATATCACCTTGATTTTTTTGTATTATTGATACTACTTCGTCAGGATTATATATTAAATTACCGAGGTTATCTCTCGCATTCGGGTTTCTAATTATAGTGGGATTTTTATTTAATGCCGTTGACTTCAGTACACATAATTGATTCGAAGATACCGTCGTTGCTATAGGAGGTTGCTGTGTGGACACTCTTAATAATGTTTTGTTAAACATAGAACCATTCACATGTCCTGAAGGTTGTTTAGTATTATGTTCTAATGCAAATGAATATGAATAAATACCATCTAAAGGATTACCTGAATGATGTTTGTAATTTTGTAATAAATCATAGAATGATTTAGTTTTAGTTTGTTCACGATTAGCGCCATCAAATATTAATGTAGCATCAACTAAACAATCTTTTTGTGATACATTTGTACCTTGTTCCAAACCTGAAGAATAAATTTTTGTTATTGGAGTAAATTGTGAATTATTTAATGTAGGTAAATAAGGTTGTAAGAAATTTGTATAATTATCAAATCCATTATTTGCAAAAACATCAGTTCTTTGTGTTGTCCATACTAATCTTGTACATAAATTTACCATAGTTAATTCAATATCATTTGCAGGACCACTAATATTTAATCTTGATACAGGTCTTAATTGTTTAATCATAAATGTATTATCACCTTTAGCTAAATGAGCCATTTCATCATCTGATACAAATATATAATTAGCTTGAATATAAGGTTGAAGAGACCATGAAACTAAAGATGTATTTTCAGGATTACCTTGCCAATCAGGAGGACTTAAGAATTTATCCATTGAATGTTCAGGTCTTGTAGGATCAGCTCTAATTCTTTGTTTATATGTTGGACTTGTTCTTGTTGTATCTATAATTGTAAATAATTCATATATATTACGTAATTCAATAACAATTTCAACTTCAGAATATTGTAATGCTACTAATGGTAATGCCGAACCAATATCTTCACAAAACCAAAAATGTAAAGGAATAATCAATTCTCTTCCTAATATAGATGGATTAGCATCTGTATTTAATGTAGAAATAGAATGAGGATATTGATTAAATTTTCCATAAGCATATGCAGGATTTGTTAATTCAATTGTATTACCCACCATACGATCAATTACTTTTCTTTTATTTGCATTATGTGTTAAATATGAATATAATTTTAGCCATTCACCTGTATGTGTTACAACAGCTGTACCATTAATTAATAAAGACACATTACGTATCATATTATATCCTAAATTTGGAATCCATTGAAATTCATATCCCAAGCCACTTTGTTGAGGAGTATTTTGTTGTACAACAGGTGAATATATATTAGGAATATTTAAATGAATATAACAATCGTGTAATAATTGAGCATTTCTATCAACTTTAGCTCTTAGAATTTTAGGTTGTTGTTGTTGTAAATCTAAATTTACACCTCTAAAATTCAAAATAAAATGTTCCATCGCAAATTCTGTATGACGTTTATACATAGATTTGAAATGTGTAAAAGATGGCGATCCAGTAATTAATTGATCTTGAGCACCTTTATTAACTAATTGAATTAGTCCACCTGGCATTCCTTATTATTTAAGAATTGTTCTTTTTATACGATTATTAATTTAATTTAAAATTTATTGTAATATTTATGTTACTCTTAACCATCCGGAAGGAGTAGTATATCCCCCAGGACTGTCCCCAGGAGACGCATAGAAAAGAAAACGTACTGTTTCTCCAGGAGCAACTACTCCAATTTGTACAGGTCCACCACCAGGACCATTCAAAGTAGCATCATTAACTGTTAAATTTCCTCCATTCAATGGAGGATTCCCATTTAAAACTACAATTTGATCTCCATTAACTAAGTCGGGATATGGCGGATTAGCAGCTGCATTTCCAACACGTGTAATATCAAAAAATATATTAGAAAATATTTGACTAGCTGTTCCTCCTCCAGTATCTTTAATAACTAAAATTTGATCAGTCCTAACATAATCTGCATTTGTTACATTGTTAGCCGCATCAGGAACTGTAAAAAGATCATAAGCAGATGCATCCGTTCCATTTACGACAGAATGAATAGTAGGAGCATGAGGAGGAGGAAGATTTGAAGCAGAATATTTTGTTAGTAGATCTTCAGTTATTAGTACTAAGGGAGTTTTAGTAGTTGAAGCCATGTTTTATTAACTAGTACAGAAAAATTAAGTATACCATTCAAATTTATATTGATTAGAAGTAGTAAGAATCCCTTTTAAAGTAATAAATTCACCTTGTAATATTTTAAGTTCTGCAACTGGATTTGTACTATTATTATTTAATAATGTAAATAAACTTAGAGGATTCCAAGTATCTGCTGGATCTTCTTTATCAATTAATATTCTAATTGATTCTCTATTTAACCATATTGAATTTGGTATAGTAAAATTATTTCCATTATCTTTATCTGGTTGTAATCTAATAATATGTGTTTTTCCTTCATCTGATATCAAAAAATTAAGAGCATTATTTAATTGTGTTTTTATTCTAAATTTATTACTCGTTAATAAATTATTTGTACTACCAGTATCACCTTTAGGTCCGGTAGGACCTGTATGACCTGTACCACCGATATCACCGGTATCACCTTTAGGTCCGGTAGGACCTGTATTACCCATATTACCTGTATCACCTTTAGGTCCGGTAGGACCTGTATTACCCATATTACCTGTATCACCTTTAGGTCCGGTAGGACCTGTATCACCGATATTACCTGTATCACCTTTAGGTCCGGTAGGACCTGTATCACCCACATTACCTGTATCACCTTTAGGTCCGGTAGGACCTGTATTACCCACATTACCTGTATCACCTTTAGGTCCGGTAGGACCTGTATCACCGATATTACCTGTATCACCTTTGGGTCCGGTAGGACCTGTATTACCCATATTACCTGTATCACCTTTAGGTCCGGTAGGACCTGTATTACCCATATTACCTGTATCACCTTTAGGTCCGGTAGGACCTGTATCACCGATATTACCTGTATCACCTTTAGGTCCGGTAGGACCTGTAT